AACGCTCTGTTCGACTAAGGGTTAGGTCACATCCCTTTCACGGATGTAATACGGGTTCGAATCCCGTACAGAGTACAAAGGTTGATTGGGATAAGCATATTAGTATGCATAAATCGGTTAGAAATGCCAATCATAAAAGTAGATGTCCACGCACCCATCTTCTACTTTCCTATCTTGCTTCCAAAGCATTGCAGGCGATGCGCTTGACTTGTAATCAAGATAATTCGGTTCGATTCCGGATGGAAGCTCAAACTAATTTATTGAGGACTTTGTCAACCTACGCATGACGTGGTGGTGCAATTTAAGATGAGTTGGTTTCAAATGGAGAGTTAGTTAATCGGTATAATGCTGCCTTGTCACGGCAGTGTGACGGGTTCGATTCCCGTACTTTCCGCAAGTAGTAAGAGCAGACGAAAGTTTAGTTTATGGTCAGTGCGCATATTCCATAGACGGCCGGTAGAAACATTGAGATATTAGACGTAGTATCTCTCTTACTATATGGGCTTGTAGTTAAATGGATATAACTTCTCACTTCTAATGAGATATTCGTGGTTCGATTCCACGCGAGCCTACCAAATAAAAAATAAGTTATGAGAAAAGTTATTCTTTTATTCTTAACTGTTATTATGTTTATTCCGCATAATATGATTAACTCCGAAATGAGTGAGGAAGAAGTTGCGGACATAATGATAGAAAAGAAAAAGATACCTTATGATGTAGTTACGGTTACAACATATACGGTATCCGCTGGTGAAACCGATTCAACTCCCCTAATTACTGCAAGTGGTTATAAGTTGGACAGTGTTAATCCTAAAAAGCAAAAGGTAATTGCAATTAGTAGAGACTTAAAACGAAAGTATAAGTTTGGACAAAAAGTAAGAGTGAAGGGTGCTGGAAAATTAGATGGTGTATATACTGTCAGAGATTTGATGGCAAAGAGGTGGACAAAAAAGATTGATATATTAATTAATCCTGATGAGAGTGGAACTAAAATCAGAAGGGTTAAAATATATAATATAAAAAAGGATTTGGATAATTAAATTATTATTCGTATCTTTGTATAGTTATTAAAAATAGTATCGCCGCCGGGGTGATGGAATGGTAGACATGAAAGACTTAAAATCTTTTGAGCAGAAATCGCTCGTGTGGGTTCGAATCCCATCCCCGGTACGTCAATTAATATGTTGAAAGAATTTAAATTAAATTGGACATTAGATTCTGATTTAGGAGAAGTTGATGATAAGGATAAAATCATATATCAGTTAATTGAAGAAACTGCTAATGATTCCAATTCATCTAAATTTAGAGAAGATGTTACTAAATGGATTGTGGGATTGGAAACATCTGAAAGTAAAAGAGGATATGATGATGATTTTACTGCAATAGAAGTTAAACCGCAAAATTATAATGGTGGTGTTAAGTTATGTGGTAAGGGTGCATTTACTGATTTTACTTGGAAACGTGACGAAAAATATTTTAATGATAACGTTAAAATGCTTATATCAGGATTTTGTTATGGTAAACTTGTATTCATAATTGAGTTTCCTTATGAAAGCTTGAGAGAAGTAATACACAAATATCTACATAATCAATTACCAAATGGTGATGAGAAAAATAGATATGTTAGAACTATAATATTCACATACAAAACTTGGATGGAAAACTCATATGAAATAAAATATGTAACTCCAAACCTTGAAAAGTATAGATATTGCATAGTAAAAGATTTTTATAAGTTGTTGGAAGATAATTTGGGGAAGTAGCTCAGTTGGCTAGAGCACCTGCCTTGCACGCAGGGGGTCATGGGTTCGACTCCCTTCTTCTCCACATTGGACCTGTAGCTCAGTTGGTTAGTAGCACCTGACTCATAATCAGGGGGTCATAGGTTCAAGTCCTATCGGGTCCACAAACAAGCGGAAGTAGCTCATTTGGTAGAGCATGACCTTGCCAAGGTCAGGGTGGCCAGTTCGAGCCTGGTCTTCCGCTCCAAAGCAGATAAAATGTGTAGTAACTGCAGGAATGATATCTTCCACTACACTCTTTAGCGAGAGTAGCTCATTTGGTAGAGCGGTAGCCTTCCAAGCTTCAGGTGGCCAGTTCGAGCCTGGTCTCTCGCTCAAGTGGGCCTGTTAGTATTAGGCCGCAAGAAGAATAGATGTTTTTCAATTACTAAACACTCAAGTACCCATACCGCTAGCGATGGGCTAAGTAAGATACAATTTCGCACTGCGGGAAGTAGAATGCTTGAGATTATTGCCCGATGATGTAATGGTTAGCATCACAGATTTTGATTCTGTTCGTATTGGTTCGAGTCCAGTTCGGGTAACTCATTAAAAACAAATGTTATGGGAATTTTTTGGACTTATTATTTGATTTGTTTGGCGTATTGTTTATATATGTCATTCAAGAAATGGAATAGAGATATGATGGCAGGTGGATTAGGCATTTCGCCTGGTTTAGATACATTGGCTCTATTACTCATGTGTTGGATATTAGCACCAGTAGATATATTCTTAACTTGGGTTAGGGTATATAAAGAAGCTGAAGAAGCTAGAAGAAAACATGCTGATACTGAAAATAGTTTAGACGGTAAAAGCGAAGAGAAAGTATTCTAATTATTAGAGTACTTATTGGAGAGATGGCAGAGTTGGTCTATCGCGCTTGACTTGAAATCAAGTGTACTGCAAGGTACCGTGGGTTCGAATCCTACTCTCTCCGCATATATATTATTATGAAAGTTATATTATTTGTTGCATTAGAAAATGAGTTTCCAAAGGAAAACGCACCAGACGGTGTTAAAGTTGTTTATACTGGTGTTGGAAAAGTAAATGCGGCTATAAAAGCAACTGAAACTCTTAAAGATTTAGACCCCAAAGATGTAGTAGTTATAAACTACGGAAGTGCGGGTGGGCATGCCGTTATGGTTGGTAACCTATTTAAGTGTAAAACATTTGTCCAAAACGATATGGATGCCAGACCATTTGCAGATAAAACAATTACACCATTTGATAATGAAATAGTAATGGGTAATATTGATTTCAATGGATTGGGATATAATATATGTTATACACAAGACCATTTTCAAACCACACCATCTGTAATATGTGATATGGAAGCATACTCAATTGCAAAGGTATGTAAGATTTATGGATTTGATTTTACAGCTTATAAGTATGTAAGTGATAATGGTAATCCTGATGATTGGGAAGCTAATCACAATAAAGGAATTGAATTATTTTTAAAATCGTTACAAAATATGCCCTGATGGTGGAACGGTAGACACGTCAGTTTTAGGAACTGATATCGCGAGGTGTGAGAGTTCGAGTCTCTCTTGGGGTACAAACAACTTATTAATATGATAGTATTTTTTAAAAATTATAAAAGGACTGATAGAACTTATTTATCAATTCAATCGGTTAGACATCTTTTTCCTAGTATTGATATAAGATGTCTTTTTTTATATAATAGTGATGCAAGAGAATATGCAGATGTAATTGATAAATTTAAAGAATTAAATGTTCAAATATACTATGATAAAAAGAAATGGAATTTTGATAATTTATCAGGAGCGGGTTCTGCAGACAACGGGTATTATTTTACCGAAGCGATAAATAAAATACAATTTATAACTTCCGATATTGATGGTAAGGTACTAATAGTAGATGAAGATACATTCTTTACATCGGGTGAAACTATTAAATTTTTATTAAATACTGAACTTGATTTAGCATGTTCATATTGGCCATCTCCCATAACATCGAAGCCATATATTTACGAAAAGCATAATATTAATGGTATAAATGGGAGTATATTGTGTATAAATCCTAAAAAATTAAATAATCTATTTCCAATAAGAGAGGAGAGAGAATATATTGAAAATATATTAGCATATGAACTGGTTGATAGATGTTTAGATTTGAACTACAAAGTAGTTGAAATACCAACTAGATTTTATTATAATTATTATAATGATGGAGTACATACAAACTCTTTAGAAGATATAATTATTTTTATGCACAAAGCAAAAATACCATATAAATTATTAAATTAAAATTATGCAAATTTTTCAAACAAGAAACGAGTTAATTGATACACTTCCAAAAGGAATATCATGTGTTGAGTTGGGAGTTTTTAAATCCGAATTTTCAGATGAAATTATTAGTAGAATGCAACCATCATCTTTATATTTAGTTGATATATGGGATGGTAGTATGGCATCTGGTGATAAAGATGGTATTAATGTTATCCATATTCCCGATATGGAAGAAGTTTATAATTTTATTTTAAAAAAATATAATGATGATTCTAAAATAAATGTTGTAAGAAAACCAAGTAAAGAATTTTTAAAATCATTTACCGATGATAGATTTGATTTTATATATGTTGATGCAGACCATTCATATACAGCGGTTAAAAATGATTTGATTTTATCTATGAATAAATTAAAAAATGGAGGATATTTGGCAGGACATGATTACATACCTAACTATGAAGTTAGATATGCCGTAGATGATTTTTGTAAAGAATATGGGCAAGAAATAATTGCTATAACAAAAGATGGGTGTCCATCATTTTTAATACAAATTAAAAAGTAATGGCTAATATACATCATATAACATTTGCTACCGGTAATAGTAGAGTTACGGGTTTACCATATGCAGATACACAAAAATTAATGGTTGATTCTATACAATCTCAAACTAACAGAAAAGTAATTCACCATACATTTGACTTGGAAAAATTAAAACAACAAAGTTGGTATCAAAGAGTGGCCGAATATCCAACAAAGTTTCCTGACCCCTGGGGTAGAGATGGTTTGTATTGTGCATATAAAGTATTTATTGCAGAGGAATTGATGGAAAGAATAGACGATGGTGATTTTGTATATTATACAGATAGTTCAGCTTATTTTAGAGAACCATTTCAACAAAATATAGATAGATTGTTTGATTATGTAGAGTATAACGGACATGCATGTGGTTCAGCTGGGAATGATTTTAAACATAATAGTTTTGGATGTTGTGATAAAAAAATTGTGTGGGATAGAATTTGGCCGGAATTAAATGATAAATATGGTTGGATGATGGGAAGGCCTCATATACTAGCTTCTTGGTATTGTTTTCAAAAAAATCCACAAAGTGTAAAGTTTATAAAAGAATGGGCACATTATTTCACCGATGAAATTGATGGTAAACCATTGTGTACATTTCATCATACTGTTGACCAAAGTATTTTTAATATATTAGTTTACAAATATGGGATGCGAGTTTTTTTCAATAATACACATCATGACCATAATAAAAATCACAATAACGTTCATAGACAATTAAATTTAGAACCAAATAGTGATATTGAAAATTTAAAAAAGTGGTTTTATGACCCTAATAATCTATGAGTAAAATACTATATACAGGCGGAACTTTTGACATATTGCATTACGGGCATATGAATTTTTTAAGACAATGTTCTAAAATAGCAGATAAAGTAATTGTGTCACTAAACACAGACGAGTTTATTGAATATTATAAAGGGAAACCGCCAATTATGACTTACGAAGAACGAAAGAAATCTTTGGAGTTTTGTAAGTTTGTAGATGAGGTTATTCCAAACATCGGGGGAGCTGATAGTAAACCATCAATAATGCAAGTTAAACCCGATATCATAGCAATTGGTGATGATTGGGCAAAGAAAGATTATTATACACAAATGCAATTCACACAGGATTGGCTGGATGAAAATGATATAGTATTAGTTTACTTAGCATACACCAGAGGAATTAGTACAACTGACATTAAAAAAAGAATAACAAATGGAACAATATAAAAATACATTAGATTACATTAATAAGTTTACATATACTAAGCCAAAAATAGGATTAGTGTTAGGTTCGGGATTGGGAGATGTTGCCAACGATATAGATATTACGGCTACAATTCCATATAAAGATATTCCTGGTTTTATTGCACCAACGATTGAAGGTCATAAAGGCAATTTGATATTTGGTTATTTGAATGATGTACCGGTTGTAGCACTTCAGGGTAGAAATCATTACTACGAAGGATATACAATGGAGCAAATTACATACCCAATACGGATACTTAAAATGTTAGGTATAGAAAGATTAATAACATCAAATGCAACCGGTGGTATGAACCCTAATTTTGAAATTGGCGATGTTATGTTTGTAAATGACCACATTAATCTAATGGGTGATAACCCGTTGATAGGGCCAAACGATGATTCAATGGGCCCTCGTTTTTTAGATGTTAGTACGGCATACGATAAAGAAATGATTGAAGTTGCAAAACAATGTAGTAGTGGTATTCGTACACATGAAGGAGTATTGATAGCAGTATCCGGTCCAAACTATGAAACGCCAGCAGAGTATAGATATATGAGTATAATAGGTGGAGATGCGGTTGGGATGTCAACTATACCTGAAGTATTAGTTGCCAGACATATGGGGGTTAAAGTATTCTCAATGTCTTTGATTACTGATTTAGGAGTTGCAGGTAAGATAGTAGAAATAACGCACGAAGAAGTGCAAAGAGTAGCAAATGAAAGTGCAGATAAAATGAGTTTAATAGTAAAACACATAGTATCTCATTTTGGTAAAAAATAAAATATATGAAGTACAAAAAATTGTATGGTAAAGAAGAATTTGAACTTATCCCTTATGTTAAAAATTATTTGGAAAACAATGATGGAATTGAAATTCTTATTGGATGCGATTCCCAAAACTTTGCAGATAAAACGATATATGCAGTTGTTGTGGCGTTGTACACTACCGGAAAAGGTGCACATGTACTTTATAGAAGATGGAAAGCGGATAGAGAATTTACCCGTTCAGTTAGATTATTGAATGAAGTTTGGTACGCAATTGAAACCGCTGAATTCTTAAAAGAGGCTGGTATTCCAAAACCAAAGTGGATTGATATAGATTTAAATCCAGACCCACGCTTTAAATCAAATGAAGTATTTAGACAAGCGGTTGGTTTAGTAGAAGGTATGGGGTATGAAGTTAGATATAAAACATTAGGTCCAATCGCAACTTATGCGGCTGACCATTTAGTTAAAATATAATATGAAAGTAGCAATTGTATTAACAGGACATTGTAGAGATTTTGAATTAGTATTTGCTAATTTAGAAGAACACTTATTTAAAAAATATAATGCAGATGTTTATTTTAATACTTGGAATGTCAATCAACATTCTATCAATAGTGTTGGTAAGTTTAATTTAGCATATCATCCAGTTGATAAAGATTATATAGTATCAAAGTTACAACCATATCTTAAAAATTATAATTTTGAATCTTGGGACGATTATCAAAAAAATAGATTTCCTAATATTTCATTATTAGATAGAGAAGATGATGTCTTTAAAGTAAATCCAAGAGCAATATATCACGGAACATATTATATTGAAAGAATAAGAGACCAATGGTGGATGGTTAAGAACGCTTGGAGTTTGATAGAAAATCCATATCAGTATGATATTATAATGAGAGTTAGATTTGATATGCTGTTTCATCACATTGAACTTAAAAAAGCTAAATTTGTAGTTCCAAAGAGTGATATTGAATTTTATAAAATAGAAACACATTGGAGCGATTATTTTGCATATGGTGAACCTGATGCTATGTACAAATATTTTCATATGTTTAACTCAATAGAAAATATGTACGTTGACTATAATATAGATATTACACATGCGGAACAAATGCACGAATGGTATATGAAAGAGTATGGCAACAAAGTACAATCTTTTATTGATTCGGAAATTGTATATGAAAAAGTTAAAAAATAAATATGATAGAAGATTTAACTATAATAATACAGGGAAGATGTGAAGATGAGACATTAAAAATGTGGTTTGAAAATTACTCAAATCATAAAGTTATCATATCAACTTGGAATGATTACACTATACCATTTGAAATACCATCAAATTGGAAAGTAATAAAATCAGATGGGATTGATTTTGAATTTGATGGAATGGGTCATATGCAAAACTTGGAATATCAAATAATATCAACTTTAAATGGATTGAATTTGACTGAAACAAAATATGCGATTAAAGTTAGGGGTGATGAATATTGGACAGGAGTGGATAAGATGTATTATTCATTAAAATCCGATGAAACTCTATTATGTAGTTCTATGTTTTTTAGACCATTAGATTGTCCATATCCATTTCACATAGGAGACCATATAATATGTGGTACGGTTGAAAATATGAAAATCATGTTTAATAAAACGAAAGAAAACCTAATTTCTAATTTTAGAAATAATAATACACCTGAATCAAATCTTGGCATGGCATATATTCAAGAAAAAGAAAACTATTCAATTGAAAAAATGTTTGATATATGTAACACTATATCTTGGGAAAGTTATATGAAAAAATGGTTTGATATATTTGATATAAATCAACTTAAACCGTATATTGCAACACAAAAAGACCGCGGGATTCGGGTTCATTATAGAAGTGATTTCACAAATACAGGATGTATAACTGAATTTTAAACAAAAAATTTATGCCAGAAAATAAAACAAAAATTAATGATGGACACTATTTAGAATTAATGGACAGATTGCATGTTATAATGTGTACCCTAAATGACCATTGTGTAGAACATCCATTAACGGAAACTGATAGTGAACTAAAATTTCAATTGGAATATGCATTAGGAAGATTATGGGATGTATATCAGTATGTTGGTAATATGGAACAAACTAAAAAATAAAATATATGAAAATTGTTATAGTAGGTGGTGGAACAGCAGGTTGGTTGACTGCGGCATTCTTTGCAAATCAAAACCAATTATACAAAAAGGATAGATTAGAAGAAGTAGATGTTACTGTAATTGAAAGTTCTGATATACCAATTATCGGGGCCGGAGAAGGAACTACGGCATTAATGCAACAAATGGTAGCTACTCGTTTTTCTGCTTTGAAAAAAACCGAATTTAACTTTTTTAAAGGGTCACTTGCAGTGCCAAAATACGGAATACGTTTTAAAGATTGGAATGGGGTTGGTACTGAATTTTTAAGTCCTATACAACCTTCCGAAACTGCAGGATATAACGTAGATAGCGAATTTCTTGCTTCCTGTATGCAGGGTAATTTTTATGATTCATCCATAGCGGGACACTTTATGTCGAAAGGACTATCGGATTACCATATCAACGGTAAAGAAAATATGGGTATACATGGTTATCACTTTGATGCTCATAAAGTTGGTGAATATTTTAAAAGTGTTTGTATAGAAAACGGAGTAAAGCACATAGATGCCAAAGTTGATGATGTTAATATAAATCCAATAACAGGTGAATGTGATAGTGTAAAATTAGAAGGTAAGTTAATTCCGTTAGAGGCAGATTTTTGGATAGATTGTACCGGATTTCATAGGAAGTTAATTAATAAAATGGGTGCAAAATGGATAAGTTATTCAAATGAACTTCCTGTAAATTCCGCACTACCTTATATACACAAATACGAAAAAGGACCTGAAGAAGCTAAATTAGAAACTTTGGCTTGGTCAATGCCGAATGGTTGGATGTGGCAAATACCAACGCAAGAAAGATATGGATGTGGTTATGTATATTGTGATAGATTTGTAAGTGATGATAAGGCGCTTGAAGAATTGGAAAAAACAACTGGTAGAAAAATACAACCGATAAGAAAATTAAGTTTTGATCCAGGTAGATTAGATAAATTTTGGATTAAAAATGTTGTAGCAATAGGGTTGTCATCTTCATTTTTAGAACCACTTCAAGCAACTTCAATCCATACAACGTTATTGCAAGTGGATACGTTGTTCAGTAATTTCTTTTCTTTAAATAAAAAAGAATTTTTATTAGAACAAAATTTAAAACGATATAACAATATTATGGGAACTCTGGTAGATGAGTATAAAGACTTAATACGAATCCATTATCATAATAAACGAAATGATTCGGAATTTTGGAAGTTTTGTAATAACGAATTACCAATGAGTGATTTTGTAAGAGATATCATAGAGACTTGTCAATATAGAAGTCCTTCTACATTTGATTTTTCTAGTTACAATGGTTCATCTGGTTGGGGTGTTTGGTGTTGGACATTGTATGGATTGGAAACTCTAACCAAACCCGCAGTATTTAATACATTGAAAAAATATTCTCTTGTACATTACACAAAACACATGCACAATAAAATTATGCAGCGTGCGGATACGGGAGCTAAGTTATTACAAACACAGGAAGAATTTATAAAGGATTTAATGTCAGGAAAATTTTATAGATAATGAATACAAATATACAAAAGGTTATAGACCATTTAGAAATGAATGTAAAAAGCAAAATTGCACCATCACCGATTCACGGGATAGGTGTATTTGCAATTAAAGATATAAAAAAAGGAGAGCAAGTATTTCCACAATGGGATGGAGAAACGGGTGTGTATATGCTTCCCAAAGATAAATTAAAAAATTTACCAGAAGGTGTACAAGACCTTTTGGATATGTATTTTATAAACGAAGATTGTGGTTATAAATTATTTAGATTATTTAAAGGAATAAATTTCATTTGTCATTCCGTATCGTATTGTAATTCCGCATATCCAAATGAAGAAAATATTAATATAACAACCGAAGGAGTTGCAACTAGGGATATAATAGCAGGTGAAGAAATATTAGAGTGGTACACTGCTAATTTAGATTTGGAAAATTCAAAATAGAACTATATATTTATATAAACACTAAATATTAATACTATGGGAGAACATCACGTAACATTACAAATTGGGGAAGATAATTTAGTAATAGGAATTAATCCTGCATTTACTACAATTAAAGATGACGTTCAATATGATAATTGTGTAATTTGTGGAAAGAAAACACAATATAAAACAAGCACACATATTGATATAAGAACTGGATATGTAGAAGGAGTTGGACAACTTTGTGGTATTTGTTATACCAAAGGAAGTTCAGCGGGTAGAGAACTTATTTCAATACCTAAATACCTAGTTGAACAATATCCTAATGATATGGAATTGGGTGGAGCTGTAAGGCAATATTATTGGGAAAATTATGGATAATTCATAACTCATTGATTTTCAACACATTCATAACTCATTGATTTTCAATGGGTTATTTTTTGCCCAAAAATTCTTGATTGAGAATCAATTAGTTACGCTTTTAGGGGTAAAAATAGTCCCTTAAATATTTGGTAGATTGGTAACTATTTTGTAGTTTTAGGTATAATAAAAATTGAAAATATGAGTAGTTTTGAAACAAATTTAGGTATTATAGTGGGTTCACATTTGAACGATGCTATGATTGAAGTTAGTATTAATCCACAATTGGCTAGTAAACGAATGAAGTTTGTAAAGGCCTTAACGTTCTTTAATGAAGATTTGACAAAAGGTGTAACCGATGACTATTGTGATTGGTTATGGAATGAATTATTTGAAAATGGTAGATGGGGTGGTCCTTATGTTAAAGGTACAATTTATCATAAAGTTATTTAAAATTAAAAATATGAATAAGCTAGTTTTTAAAGTTAATGAGAAGGCTTGCGTAGCTTTCCTTAAAAAGTATCCTTTGGTATGTAACCTTATGGAAAATTCGGATGGTAAAGATTTGATGTCCGGTTATAAGAAGTTCTTAAAGTTAAAGGATATGAACGAATCAAAGTTGGGTGGTAGAGCTGAATGTATCGGTTCAGTATCGTTTGGTACAAAAACATTTTACAAGTACGATTGGGACGCTTGTAGTGGTTGGGCTGAATTATTTCAATATTATAAAAGTAAAAAATAAGAATATGAATTTAAGTATTAAAGAGATTAACGAACTCATTTATTCGTTGGGTATTACCTACCATAATGGTAACTTTGTTAATAAAGAAGTTAATGAATCTTTGTTAGAAAAATTATATGGTGAATTGAATTCTAAAATAGCCGAAGAAGCTATTGATGAAGAAGTTAGTGAATCAGATTGGTTTGATGAACCAACTCAATCACAATTGGATGCTATTCAAAGATGGCTTAAAAACGGTGATGATTATGAAGATTGGGATTGGGATGGAAAAACTTTAACTATATACAATTGTAATGGTGGTATTGAAAAATATACCTATCAGGACCTTTTAGATGTGAATGTATTTGATAATACGAATTCGCATTTTGTAAGTAACGAAGAAGCCGATGAAGATTATCGTTCAACATTACAACAAGATTCAGATAGATATGAATCATCGGTTAGTAAAGATTACGATAACCACTTAAAAAATATAAGAGAACGTGGATATATTACACAAGCTCTTTTAGATTATGTGGATAGAAAAGGTGCAGTATCGCATGGTGAATTGGAAACATACTATAAACAACTTACCGGTTCTAATAGTTTCTCACACATTTTACAATCATTGAGAACGCCTTATAAGAATCGTAAAACACAAAGATATATAGCTAAAGAAGGTAAAAGATATACCGATGCTAAATATATCATTAAGGTAGCTAATCCATCAAATTGGATAATTGTAAATGATTAATTAAAAATAAAAAAATAAAGTTATGGATATTAGAGAAAAATGTAGAGAGCGAGCTACTAAATTCGCTATTGATTATGGGTTCACAAATGTAAGTGAACATATTTTGGATGTCATGGTTTCTATTATGTGTACAAGAGATAAGAGTTCTTATGCAGGTGGTGGTTTTGTACAGGCAGTAGTTGATAACAATTTGTATTTGGCTTTGAGTAGAGCGGATATGGATTGTAGAAACAACATTTATTTGTTGGTAATGTGCAAAGCAAATTGTTTTTGTAATGAGTATGAATTTTAAAAAATAAAAAAAAAGAAAAATTATGGCAAGTATTGATATTGATATTGATGACATTCTATATGGGATGACTAGTTGGGAAAAGCAAGAATTGGTAGATGAATTGTATGCCAATGGGTATGTGGCTAAAAAAGATGATGGTGCTAATAGTTCGGATGATGAATGGAATGAGCAAGTTCATAAACTATTCAACAACAAATGGAGATTGACAAAAGAAGATGAAGAAACAATTTTACGAATCACAAATAAATTAGTATAACATGAGTAACGAAAAATTTGATTTTTACATTGATAAAAAAATAACAATGTGGGTAAGGGAGCATCACACAATTGAATGTGAGACATTGGATGAAGCTAAAACTAAAATGATTGAGTGTTTCAAAAATGATAATTTTGATAATACATATGAAGATAGTGAAACTTTATATGGTACTGAAACCGATATGGAACCCGGTGATAATGGTGGTCAATCAACGGCTGAATTATTTTATAGTGATACCGATGAATTATTAACAACAAACATATCATAAAATGAAAGCATTAGAAGCATTTTTAATTGTAGTAGGATTGCTGTTATTATCAGCAATCATTTTGGCATTTCCAACAATGTGGTTATGGAATTGGTTAATGCCTCAAATATTTGGCGTAACACAAATTACATTATATCAAGCTATGGGTATAAACTTTTTGGCAAATATTCTTTTCAAATCAAATGTAACTATTAAAAGAGAGAACAATGGCAAATAGTATTACACTAGACGAACAGATGGATATTGAATTGATATTAGAAGAAGCATCTGCGTATGGATTGAGAGTAGAAGTTGAGGAATACGCACAAAGATATATTATTGAAGGTTTTACACCCGTAGAGGCATACCAACATGCATATTACGAATGGATTAAATAATAAATTATGTTAATAGAAAATTGGAATAAAATTTATGGTGAACATCTTTATACTAACAATGTAATGTATGAAGTTTGTAAAGATACTATGACAGTTGCACCACAATCACATACATTAAGACTGAATCCTGTTAGAGGTGGTAATCAGGATAATAAAGCATTTACTATTGTTATTACGATGTTGGATAAACGTATTGCATGTGGTGTCTATATAGATAACCAATGGAATCCAATTGAGATATTTGATATGTCTAAATTAGACCTAAAAAGAATGGATACATTTAAAAAGCTGTTATCAGCTAAAATACAAAATTATGAATAAAAAAGAAGTGGAGAAATTGGCCGAATTATATTTTGATAGGACCGTTGAACTTTTGGGTGAAAGTAAATACCAATTACACACTCCATATTTAGTTATAGAAACTACACCGGAATCGGAAGGTATAGATAACGAATGGCATGGTGAGTATAACCCGGAAGAAAACGAAATTATAATCTATTCAAAAAATATAACATCAAAAAGTGACTTGGCAAAAACAATAGTGCATGAATACGCACATTATTTACAGGATCCTAAATGGATGACACGTTATTATAATATGGGATACAAATACAACAATCACCCATACGAAAAACAGGCATTTATGGTGGAAGAATTAAATTGGTATAAAGTATGCAAATAGAATTTTTAAACGCTAATAACTCTTTGTGGATAGTGAAAAGAAAGTTCAAAGCAGATAGTTGGTTTGTGCAAGGTTTATTCTCAAACAAATTTAATGCACAAGAAGTATGTGAATACTATTGTGTAGAAAAACTATTGAGAGGACCGGATGATACCCACTATTTAGTAAACGAAGTATCCGAAGCTGAAATAGTAAATGATTAACTTAATATTTATACACTTATGAAATATAATCCTGAACAAGAATTAACCGATGAGCAAATGAAGGAATTATCCGAAGATGCTTTCTTTGAATATTTGGATAGTAAATCGGCATACCTAAAAGAACAATCAGTACCTTTGGACCAGTATCACGTTAAGAAGTTCGCATCAGTAACTATGGGTGGGAATATGTCAACAAAGCAATTAAAAAGAGCAAAAGAAATTGGTAGAGAAGGTGAGATGGTTCGTAATGATAAGTTAAAAGAAGCGGCTAAACATATTACCGCAAAAGTTCCTGAATTAAATGTGAGGGGACATAAAACACATCGTTCACAGTGGATAGATTAATTAATAAATTATAACCTATGGGTAAGTTTTATGAGAATTTAGATGACCTAATAAATTTGGTTAAGAAATTAGAAAAAAAAGATGAAGTTGCTATATTCATTTTAAGAGTAATAGCTTATGCAAAGGAGCACCCGGAATTATCAGTTCATCAGATAATAAAAGACGTTAAAAAGGAGAGATTCTAACTCGTTGATAATCAATGAGTTATAAATCATTGAAAATCAATCAGTTACGCCCCCTAAAAAATTCTTGATTGAGAATCAATTAGTTACGTCTTTACCCCTAAAAATAACCCCTAAAATATTTGGTAGTTTCATGCCTTTTTTGTAGTTTTACGATGTAATAAAACTTAAAAATTATGGCTACAAGCAATTTCCACAATGTAAACGCTACCCACATTTTCGCGTGTTCATTAGAGAACGAATGGGATTATGAAGATTTAGTAGATAATCTTACTTATGAATTTAAAAACCACGCCGATTGGTACGATGGTAACAAAAGTGACCCGCACGAATGTAGAAGTTTTCCTTCACGTGTTTTGGGTTCATTAACTAAAAGTTTTTCATACAACGATTTCAGTTTAGAAGTTTGGGTTTCACCTGTTATTCGTAGTGGTTACTATGAAGGTGTGAATTTAGATTGGAACGCTCATTATTTTATCAATGGTGATGAATATGAGATTGATGAATTAGAAAATGGTATTGGATATAATACAGCGTTATCAAATTCTAAAATCAAAGCTTACGGTTTATTGGCTGAGAAAAAAGCTGAGAAGTTAAGGAATGAATTGGTTGAAGTAACTGAAAACATATTCAATGATTATTCTATGAAGTTAGGAGTTACCGCTCGATTCTCTAATGGTGAAACAATTTATCATAAAGTTGCCTAATATGAAAACGTATTACGATATAACAATGGTAACCGCCAGTGGTGATAAGATTAAAATGAAAGGGGTATCCTATTCACTTATCACCCAGCTATCTTACCAGTTTGAATCGGTTAAAGAAGTTATCATTGATAAAGAATATTCAAAAAAAATTAGTAAATATTAAGTTATGAATAAGATAGAAGAATTAAAATCAGTAATTGGGAAAGATGTTTCCCAAAACTTTTCACCAACTTGTAGAGCAAGATTGGTTAAAGTAAACAAAGTGAATTCAACATTTGAATCAGTTCCATCACCTTACAATAAGTTTCCTAAACCGGAGTTTGTTGGTGTTAAGTACAAAGTACCGAATTGGATTGCTTGGAATAGTTTCTTTTATTAATCGTTAAAAATTAAGTTATGATAAAAAGTAAAAAACAAAGTTTAGGAATTGAAATTGATTTGACGGGACCTGATGGTAACGCATTTGTATTGATTGGTACTGCTACTAAATTAGCTAGACAATTGGGATTAGATGGTAAAGCTATCCAAACCGAAATGATGAAAGGTGACTACGAACATTTAGTAGCAACCTTTGATAAACACTTCGGACATTTTGTAACCTTATATAGATAATACAATGAGAAGATTTCGTTCACACTTTCCACCGGTATCCTTTCAAGGTATATTCAGTAAACAATGGTATATCATATGTAGTTCCGCTGGTGATGGTTGGGTAAAAGTAGATAGGAGTTATAGATGGGATGAGTTGGAAAAACTTTGGGATAAAATTGAGTATGGTGTTAAAGATAAAGTAACACCTGTTAAGAAAGAACGTAAGGAATACGAAGTAGCAGGTAGTAAAGGTAATACCTACAAAGTGATAAATGATGAAGGTGTTTGGAATTGTAGTTGTCCTGCGCATAGTTTCGGACGTGGTAAAGATTGTAAACATATTATATTAATAAAAAATAAAAAGTAAGTTATGGGATTTTTTAGTTGGAAAACACAAGATACCGATAAGAGTATCGCTAACAAATATTCTATTCGTAGAACGTTTAGAGTACAAATGATGGATAACAAAGGTAATGTATGGACCGAAGATGATTACGATGGTTATGGTGTATTTGGTGGTAAGGATTATTATGAATTACTTGCTGAAATGAATGGAGTAACATCGGTTTATGAGGGTGGTGAAAAATATACCTTTGATATGAGACAAGAGGGTATTAGTTTAGCATTTGGTAAAAACAATGGTAGTGGAGTTGGAACGGATGGTGTGTACTATCCTAATTTAGTGGAGCAAGCTAATGGTTGGGTTTATCAAATGAGTGGACCTGATAGTTGTGATGAGCAGGGATTCTTTTATGGTGATGACGATGAAGATGAAAATTATTAATAAACAAAAATAAAAATTAAAGTTATGGGATTAGACATGTATTTGTACAAAAAGAATTACATTTGGCAAGGTGAATGGGTAAAGCCAGAAATAAAGCAAGAAGTAATTGTAAAGAAAGGCGGTGAGGTAGATAGTTCAATCAAACCTGAAAAAGTAAAGTATGTGATTGAGGAAATTGGTTATTGGAGAAAAGCTAATCAAATTCACGAGTGGTTCGTTCAGAATGTGCAGGATGGTAGAGATGAGTGTCAAGAATCTTATGTGAGTAGAGAGCAGTTAGAAGAATTGCTTGGAGTATGTAGGATTGTAAAGATTGATAAAAGAAAAGCTGAACAATTGTTACCTACCCAAAGTGGTTTCTTTTTTGGTGGGACTGAATACGATGAGTATTACTATCAAGATATTGATAACACAATTGAGATTTTAGAAGAAGCGCTTAGTGATGAAAAAGCAGATGATTTCGTATATAGAGCAAGTTGGTAAACAAATTAAATTATAAGTTATGGGAGTTGATATTTCAGGCAGAAAGCCTACAACAAACGAAGGTGATTATTTCGGTTCTAATTGGTGGGGATGGAGACCTATCAATACGATTTGTCAATTAGCAGCATACAATTCTAAATTAAAGATTGATTTCTCTTATTGGGGTTCAAACGATGGTAAAGGATTGAGAACACAAAAGCAATGTGATAAGTTAGCAGATGCTATCGAACTATTGATAAGTGAGAGTATAGACTTTAATGAGTTTATGATGGACGATGATAATAGGGTTTATATTTGCTTAGGTAGTTGGGTTGAAGCTGGTACTGGTAGATTCATTCCATCTGAAAAGCAAATGGAATTAAATAAAGATTATCCTGAAGGTACGATGATGTTCAGGTCAGTTGTAATGCCGGATGGTACATTGGCAGAATCATCGCATAGTACATCATTGGGTAGAATAAAACAATTCGTTACATTCCTTAGAGGATGTGGTGGATTTCAAATTTACTAATATGGGAAAGGTATTTGAAAGTGAATTTCATAAAGGAGTGATTGTAGCGGTTGTTGATAAAGGTGATTATCAATATCAACAACTCGCACCACTATTCAATGAGTATGGTTATGGGTTTGTAGCAACTGACCAAAAGTTAATATTCATTGATGGTGACCAATCTGCTTCAACACAAAAAATAGTAGAGGCACACGAAGTTGGACATATTGTATTCAATCATACGGGTATTAAAGGTCCAAATGATGAAGCTGAAGCTGATAGTTGGGCTATTCTAACTTTAAGAAAGTATGGGTATTCGGTAGAAGCTGATACGTTGAGTGTTGAATTCAGAAATAGACATGGTTATCCATATAATCACGCTAGAAACAAAAGAAACAAAATAAAAGTATTGAGTACGATTTTTGTGAATCAAATAGTATAGATTTGGTAGATTCAAAATAATTTCGTATATTTGTAAAAACCCCTTAATATTAATATGAAACGTTATACAAAAAATGATAAAGCATTTATCCAACACGTAAAAGATGAGTGTAAACGATTGGGTGTAAAGAATCACATTAAAGATGTGAAGTATGTAAAGTTATCACCTACGATTAGATGTAGTGGATACTTTGATGAGGCGGATCCTGAAAAAGGTGCTATACTAGCGGCTTCAATGGGTAAGCCGGATGGATTGGAAATATTGGTTCACGAATATTGTCACCTTACACAATGGCAAGATGGATTTCATTTGTGGAAAAAAGCAGGTAGAGCATTGCCTGTTATTGATGAGTGGTTGGAAGGTAAGTACAAAAGACCTCAAACATTGAACAAAGCATTTGAAATTGCTATTGGTTTGGAAAGAGATAATGAAATGAGAAGTGTACGAATGATTAACGAATGGGGATTGAGTATTGATACCGATAAGTACATTAAAAGAGCTAATGCATATTTGATGTTCTACAATTGGTTAAAACAATCTAGAAAATGGAGTAAGCCAGGTAACCAGCCATATAACAACAAACGTTTAGTGGCAGCAATGCCGGCTAATTTTAAAATGGATTATAGTAAGTTACCCAAAAAGTTTGAAACAATTTATAGAGAAGAAAATATCTAATATGGGAAAACTAAAAGAGCACTTATTGAATAACTTAACGCCGGAAGAAATGGATGAACGATTTGAACTTTCGGCATTTGAATATGTAGAACTTATGGAAAATTATAAACAACAAAGTGAACAATTACCCGATGAGGTGGTTGGACAATTAATTCAGGAACAAACTGAATTGGAAAACGAATTTTATGCTCAATCTGAAATTGATGACATAAACGATAGTGTAAAATTAAAGTACACAGATAACGATATTTTATATGTGTTGGATGGGTTGGCAGGGCCTGTTTTAACCAGTATGATAATGGGCAAATTGAACGATGTTTGGAATACCAAAAATGGTGTAGAATAACCTATTTTTAACCGATTTTAAGGGGTTTCTTGGTGTTGGTAGGGTTAGACTTCCTTTATTGGAAAATAACCCCTAAAATCACCTAGAAACCCTTTAATATGTAATCCGTTGATTATCAATGAGTTACAAATATTTGATTTTATTACCCATAAGTCATTGATTTTCAATAAACTTTTTTGAAGATTTTACCCCAAAAATTTGGTGGTCTCAATACAATTTTGTAGTTTTACTATGTAATAAAATTAAAAATTATGAGTTTACCGTTTAATCCTATTAGGGTATTTGAAACCGCTCCATTAGTTGAGGGTTATGATGTTATTAAGAATGCTTTCCCGGTTGTTGGTAAGTATAGTAATAGAGTTATTACTTACGCCGATGCTGTGCATGAAGCTCTAAATGAAATAACCGAAGATTATTCAGATTGGCCAGAGGACCAAGGTTTTGGTAGTTCGGATATGACGTATGTTCGTCAATCATTCATTAATACAATGATTAGTTTGGCTAACCTTAATGGTTACTATATGACCGATTTCAAACCTTACTTAAAAGTAGTTGAGTACAATGAAATTGAGAAGGAAGAATATGACCTTCGTAGAGAGCAAGGTCTTTAATTAATAACTAAAAATTAAGTATATGAAGTATATTACAGTAGCTCCTTACGAAAAGTATTTTACATTGAGACTTTTTAATGGTAACGTTTTATTAGAAGAACAGTCCACAAACCAACCGTTCTGCTCCGTTCCACTTAAAATAATCAAATCTATTATGAAAGGATGTGGTGCTAATCATTGTGAAGTGTATGTAGGAGACAGTGTGGGTTATGTTGAAAGTATCCCGATTGAGCAAATCAGTATTAAATAATAAAAAATAAAGATATGAATTTATACGAAGTAAATGGATTTTATGGTACCCGAAATAGAGGTACTATTTTAGTATATGAAACATACAGCGGTAAACGTTGGTATTGTGTAGAAGGTAGTTGTAATATCAATTGTACCTATGATGAGATTAACGAAGGTTGTAATGTTGAAAGACTTTCGGACATTGATACTATGAGTAGTAGAGATGGAATTTATTCAACAAGAGAATTATACGATTTTGTAATTAGTTAAAATAAAAATTATGGCACAACCAAAAGCAAGTAATGCAAAGAGCCACTTTTACATTTCAATTTTTAAAAGTGTGTTAAGATTAGGAGCGTGTTATTTCCTATTCAATGAACAATTTGGAAACACAGCAATCACATTTGGATTGGCTGAGATATTAGGAATCATTGAAGAATTGTAAACTTTTAGAAAATGAAAAGTACATTAAAGAATCACACTTATCAATGTAAATGTGGAGCACTAACAAAAGAATTGGTTTGGGATAAAGAACTACCTACCGCGAAGTTTAAATGTATTGAATGTGGAAAGGTACTTAATAGTGATAATTTATTGACGGTAAGTAAAGCTCAGGTGACGAGTATTAGGACACCAACAAAAAATAGATAGTATGAAAATAGATTATAAAATAACCGAAGTTAGAGATAGAGTATTCGCTGTAACTATTGAAGATGCCTATGATAGAGCTATGACCTTTTGTAGAGTTCAGGAGTTTTATGAATCACCTAACCCTGATTTTAGAGGTAAGCACTTTAACATTTGGGATTATATTGAATGGTATAGCCGTACAAAGAAAGGTGCTTTTACTTATGCATTTGATTGGGGTGGGTTTAATATTCCATTGAAAACTGCATGGGAATGTTATGAAGGTAAAGAAAACCGAAACCCAAAAAATAGTTACAATGGTGTTCGTTCAATGCCTGATACTTGGAAAAGTAAATGGGATGAAACGATGAGCGATATTGTAGGTACTATTGAATTAAAGATGTTCAATAAAAAGAATACTCGTAACTGGAACGCTTATATTATCGGAGCTAAGGATATGGAAGGTGATACATTTCAGCACGAAGTTGCACATGGTTTGTATTACACTAACAAAGAGTATAAGGAGTTAATGAATGAAATTACCCAAACAATTCCTTTGAAAGATTATACTAAATTCCGTCAAAACTTATTGGATATGGGATATACTGAAAGTGTGATTGATGATGAGATTCAAGCATATTTAAGTTGGGGATGGGACTACGCTAAATTTAGTAAAGGAGTGAGTAAAAAACTTTGTAAACAATTGAATAAAGAGTACCGAAAGGTGTTCAATAGATATTTATAGGTATGGATGGATTAACAATTTTATTAGTATGGATTCTTCTAAGCTTTCCTATTGTTAGACACGTTAATAGGAAAATGGAAGAAACGGATGATGAGCTTAGATATAAGACATCATTTCAATTAGTACTATTCATTAGAGCTCAATTTGAAGTACCAAAATGGTATTTAATTCAGCTCACAAAACTTTTAAGATGAAAAAAAAGAAATTAACCGCAGGTGAAAAAAATATGAGAATAAACGAGCAAAGATTTGCTTTGATTATTTTAATATGTAATGTATTGGATAGTGAAAAAGGTGTTAGTGGAAGTATCAAATCCGCTATGTGTGCATCTTTACTCAATATGATGGAAGTTAGTTTTATAGATGGTGATGATGAGGCACTTGCAAATCTTATTAACAATTCTATTGATAGATTTTGTTTAGAAATTGAAGAAAAAAAGGGTGTTGAAAACTATCGTGCACAATTAATGGAAAGTGTAAAAGAAGCTAGAGTATTAGTTGATAAACTAAATGAGAAGGTAAAAAGAATTAAAGATGGTGAAGATATCCTTAAAAATATATGTTTAAACTAATACTTATATAAAAATAAAAACTATGGAAAAACAAGTAGCAAGAATAGTAAATACGAGTTTGGCAGGGGAAGTTGAACATGCAGTTCTTCAAATTACCGAAAACTTAAAGTGTATCCAATTTTCTGAAATTAAGTATGTAAGCGAAAATGAAGGAGCTAATATAAGACAAGTTTCATTAGTTGATGCGGTTTTAGACCAACCTGAAATTTTATATATACTTAATGTATTAAACCATACCGTTGAAGTTTCTATTAACGAAAACAATGAAGCAACTATTTACTTTTAATTAGAAAAAATGTTACGAAAATTAGAATGGTGGTTTGATTACTACTTTGCTTGGATGTTCTATAATGGAATGCAACAAGACCGATATGTACAATATATGAGGGATAAATGGCCCGATAAAATAAAAGATTTTGAAAATTAAAATTAATTTCGTATCTTTGTTACAACTAATATGTTATGAGAATTACGCACATTTCGGATACACACAATAAGCATAATCAACTTAATGGTAAATTGCCTGGTGGACAACTATTAATCCATTCAGGCGATTTCACGTCTATTGGTAGAAAACATGAGGTAGAGAAATTTATTGAGTGGTTTAGTAAGCAGGATTATACACACAAAGTGTTTATAGCTGGTAACCACGACCTTACATTTCAAAGTGAACGAATGTACGAAGAAAAATCTGCATACTTTGAGAGAAGGGTATTTGATACACCGGGTAGTGAAGGTAAACCCGATTGGTTAATTGAGTTATTAGATAATTTACCCGATAACGTTTATTATTTAGAGAATAGTTCTATTAAGTTAGAAGGTATTAACATTTGGGGTTCACCACATTCACCGTCTTTTGGGTATGGGTGGGCATTTAATAAAGATAGGGGGCATGATATAACACAATGTTGGAATGAAATACCAATGGATACCGATATTGTTATTACACATACTCCGATTTACGGCTACAACGATAGAGCAGCTAATACAAATCAAAATGTAGGATGTTCAGATTTATATCACCGATTAAGAGAAGTGCAACCACACTTACACTTTGCCGGTCATATACATGAAGCGTATGGTTGGAAAACTATGGGATTACTTAAATGGCACGATTTGCATACTTTTAATGGATGTAGTTGCAATTTAAGATATGAGGCTGAAAATAATCCGATTAGCTTCAATTATAATTTTGAAACTGGTGAGATTGAATTTTTAATGTAGAGTTATGAAAAAACAAAAAATAAGATTGTATTTGGATGATATTAGAACTCCAATTGCAGAAGATTGGACAATTGTCAGAAGTTATGATGACTTTGTAGCACATATTAGATTGAATGGTTTAGAAAATTATGAAGTGATTTCATTAGACCACGATTTAGGTGAACAAGCTACAGATGAATTTTATAACAATGCACTTCCAAACTACAAATTGAATTACGATAATATAGTAAATGAAAAAACTGGATATGATTGTGCTAAATGGTTGGTAGCGGAAAGTATGACTACACACATACCTTTACCACAAATCTATGTACATTCGGCTAATCCAATTGGTTCGGCTAACATAATGGGGTATGTAAACAATTATTTAATGAGTTGTAAGTTACCTCAAACCTGTATAAGAATAAGAGTAGAACATAAAATAGAAGAAAACAATTTATAAAAACAAAAACAAATGTTATGGGACTTAAAAAACAATTTTTAGCTAAAATTAAAGAGTATTATCCTGATTTCAATCCAGAAACTTCGGAAGTTGAAATTGAGTTTTGTGGTGGTGGTGATAACTTTGATTCATTTCATTCAATTCATGTATCCGATTACAAAGACGGAAAGTGGTCAGAGGTAAAAGGTGATTGGGATATGAGCGAAGGCGATGATATTGATTTCTTATTTGAAATTATTGATGCAACCGGTGTGGTGTATAATTTCAATAATGCCGGCACAACAGGCCGTATTCGTTATGAAGATGGTGAGTTGACTTGTGAAACAACTGTATCCGATGATTACTATGGTGAGTTGGAAGAAGATGAAGATGACGATATTGTAGAAACTCAAAACTAATTTAAAGTGGCAAATCCCTTAAAACATTCTCAATCATCCGTTAAGTTATGGGGTGGCAAGGTAGAAGATTACTTGCCACTTCATAACAAAATGGATAGTAGTAAAAAATACTTTTCCGATAATAGACATCGTGCATTGACACATAATATGTTTTTTATCTTTGAAGTTATGATACCAATTTTTGGTGAGTATATCCACAATTCAGATGGTAAATTAGTTTCGGTAAAAGATATATGTGAGTGGCATATATTAGAGGATTTCGGTAAAAAGTATATTCCAAACGTATCTGATTATTTGGGTGAGATGGAAATAAAAAGCTGGATGGCTAACGGTATAGGTGAACCGCCGGCTTCACAAAAGAAAATGAAAATGGTAACCGGACGTGTTACTAGAGTTATAAAAATAGATTAATATGACAAAGAAAGAACGTGAATTATATTTAGGTGGTGGTGCTAATATAAATGTAAAAGCCGCCAAAGTAGTAACTATTCACAATAACTTAAAATTAACTACAATTGGTGATGGTGCTATTAGCTTAGATGTAAAAATTGAAGCTGACTTTGATAGTATTCCTGAAAAATATCAAGAGGTATTCTTGAATATGATGAGTGCTAAATACTTGGATACGGTTTCGTTTGGAGATAATCCATTCTCACAATGTGTACCACCACCAAAGAAAAAATGGTGGCAGTTTTGGAAAGCTAATGTAAATATTTAATATGAAAGTAACCGTAGTAGTACGAACATGCAATAGACCAGAGTTCTTAAAAGAGGCATTGGCATCAATTGAATTACAATCACATACTGATTGGGAAGTATTAATGTTTGATGATTCTGCATCTGATATTAATTTTTCAATTTATAAATGGTTTAAACAAAGAAATTCTGATAAGAGAGTTTTGTATATGAGTACTAAATCTAGTTATGATTTATTTCAAAACAGCTGGATTCTAGCACCAGAACTTGCGATGGGCGAAATAATGATTAGATTGGATGATGATGATATTCTATTAAATGATTCTTTAAAATTTTTAGTAGATGTTTATACTACCAATAGTGAATTAGATTTTACATATGGTTCATCTATATTTTTTAATGATAATAAACTAACATCATTAGTTGAAACCAAAAATCCATTTGAGCACGAAAAAACAAGAGCTATGTGGGCAGGTTATACTATTCCAAACAATAGTCCGTGGACAAATCCGTGGCAATTTATAGATAATTACTTTGAAACCCCGCAACATTATACTTCAATAATTCATGCGGCAAAAGCAAATCAATTATCAATTTATCATTCATATTCAATGAGAACTTCTTCGGTAAAAAGAGTTAAAGATAAAATAAATCTAACATCTTTTTTTGTTGATGATCTTGAATTTTTGGGAAGTTTAGATTATTTAGGATTGGGACATAATTCAATAAAAAAGATTTTGTGTTTTGTAAGAACGCATAATCAAGGTAGAGTTTCCGATTATAATAAAGAAGTAAACGGACAAACTATGTATCAGGAAAATTTTAGAATACGTGATAAAGTTGATTATTTGAGACCTTCTGGTTTTTTATCAAAAATAATTCCTATTCAAAATTCCGAAAATTATAACAATGGTATTTGTCAGGATATAACTAATAAATTTATAGACCTGAATCAAAAAATACATACCATCATAACTGATTGATAGTCAATGACTTATAACTTATTGGTTCTCAATGAGTTATACATATAAACTGGCCTAATATGGTGGGTGGTATATTCACCTTACTTGTGTATTTTAGGGGAAATTTGGGGTGTTTCTGTACGTTTTGTCACCTTAAATTACCCTAATTCCCCAAAAAAACTTCAAAATAAATTTGGCCGTTTCAGGCTTTTTTCGTATCTTTACGTTGTATTAAAAATTTAAAGATATGAAACAATTACCTATTCAGTTGCCGGATTCCTTTATTAAGGGATTGGTATGTAAAGTTCACGTTTCCCTTAATGGTAAAACCGGAACAAAAGAATTAAAAGTATGTAGTATAAAAGCTCGTTCAATTACTTTTATAGAAGTTGATAGAGAAAATCGCCAAAACATTTTCCGTAAAGTAGATAGAAAAGATATTGTTAATTTCAAACCTACAGCGATTTGTGAAATTACTGTTAGGGATGGTATCTTACCTGTTAAGTGGGAAAGTGCTTGGGATAGTATCGGACAACCTACACAACAAATTAGAGGTAGAGGTTTAGCATCACAATTCAGTAAACATTTTAGTACCCATTCAAAAGGTTGGGCCCCAACAATAAAAGCCCCTATGGGTTCATCAATTGATGCTCTTGCAGCTAATCCATCTTGGAAAAACTCAACAACAAATTCAGCTGCTGGTTTTCCAATGGTATAAAAATTATAAGATATGAATATGAAAGTAAATGTAAACAAATTAGAAATGACTAGTTGTGTTAAATGTGGTAATGATATGCCACTTTTACGATTCACAAAGTATGGTTATAGAAGTTGTGTGAATTGTAGTACAACACAAAGAGTTGGTGGGGTAGCAATAGCTAACCACAAAACTGGTAATGAAATTCAGATAATGCCGATGGAAGATGCAAATAGATTGTATAAGTTATCACAAAGGCAGGGGTATGGTGTTTGTAAAGGTATGAAACATAATTAGTATGGTTAAGAAAATAGAAAATTTTGAAAAATTATATCGTTCCGAACTCTTTGCTAAGAATGGTGATGTGTTTGTGATAGCCCCTAATAATATTATTCGTACAAGTAGTGAGCCGGAACTGATTGAATATTTTGATGTAAAAAGAGTAGTTGCTCCTGTTTCAAATGTGAAATATTCAGTAGGTATATTCGCGGATAATATAAACAAAATGAATAAGGTTTGTGTTTATAAAAAAGGTGAATCTATGCCGGCATTAATAGAAGATTATGTTAGTAAAGTTCATTTTAGAAAAAAGGATTACTTTAAAACTTATGTAGTAACCCTAATAAATAAATTGTTATGATAGTAGGTATAGAAAAAATTAAAGGAAGTGAATTTAGTTTTCCAATAGCACATGCACATAATGCTATCTATAAAGTTGAAAGTGTAAACATATTGGATAAAACGGGTTCGGCAAATGGCAATTGGGGAGCAGTTGTATTGGCTAAGTTTGAGAATAAAGGTACACACTATCTTGTTCCCGAATATGTTGTGTTTAGTATGGAGTACGATACTACGATAATGCCAACTTACAAAATAACAGCTCTTTCCAACGATGGATATGGTGGTAAGATAGAAGTTAGTAGAGCCGGAGTTAAAACACCAGAACTATTTTTTAAAATGTTAAAAGATTTGGCTGAAATTATTAATCAAAAAATCTAAAAATAAGATATGAAGTTAGAAACAATTTACAAAAAAACAAAGACAGGGGCTACTCAAGAGTGGACAATTGAAGTAGTGGGTAATAAGTACCGAACCCATAGTGGACAAGTTGGTGGTGCTATAACTACAAACGAATGGACAGTAGTGTATGGTAAGAATGTAGGTAAAGCAAATGGTACTACTGATAATGAGCAAGCTCTTAAAGAAGCTGAAGCTAAACGTACAAAGAAATTAGAGAGTGGTTATTTTGAGAATATCAAACACATCAATAAGACTCAATACTTTGAACCAATGTTAGCGGCTAAGTGGGATGATTATAAAGATAAGGTTACATATCCAATATTCTCACAGCCAAAGCTGGATGGCATTCGTTGTATTGTAACAAAAGATGGTATGTTTAGTAGAAATGGTAAACCTATTGTATCGGCACCACACATTCGTAAACAATTGGATTCGTTATTCAATGAATATCCTAGTTTAATATTGGATGGTGAATTGTACGCTGATAAATTCGCTAATGATTTTAATAAAATCGTATCGTTGGTTAAAAAAACAAAACCAACTCCAGAAGATTTGAAAGAAAGTGAAAAGAATATTGAATATCATTGTTACGATTTACCGGATAATCAAAAAACCTTTTCAGAAAGGTATAATAGATTGCAAATATTAAGTTCATACCCATATAGAGTGTTTACTGGTACAAACGTTGTATTAGTTAAAACTACCAAAGTAAATAACGAAGATGAGTTAATGGAATTGTATGGCGAATATGTTGATAAAGGATATGAAGGCCAGATGTTGAGATTGGACGCTAAATATGAAAACAAACGAAGCAAATCCCTATTGAAACATAAATCATTTGTGGACGAAGAATATATCATTAAAGATATTTGTGAGGGTGAGGGTAACCGAACCGGAACTGCTGGATATATGGTATTTGAAACAGCAGATGGAAAACCTTTCAAATCAAATGTAAAAGGAACTTGGGAAGAAACTGCTGAAATGTTAAAGAGTAAAAAGAAACTAATAGGTAAACAAGCAACGATTAAGTATTTCAATTTAACACCGGATGGTATTCCTCGTTTTCCTTTTGTGATTAACATTGATAGAAATTCATATGAGTAAAGATAAAAAGAAAAAACCCGATTTGGTTGTATGGGATGAGCAACGTGGTTACTATCCAAGAGAATTAACCTATGGTAGTAATAACGGAGCACCTGCTATTAAATTAGAAGATGTTGGTGGCTGGAAACAAATACAAGCTCAAAACGCTAATAAGATATTCACCAAAAAGTATGAGGAAATAAAAGATGAATTCAAAAAATTAGTGGATGAAGTTAGTTGGAATGAATTTGTATATTCAGTAACTTACAACTTTATACCTGTAATAGGTGAAACATATTATCTATACGAAAAAAATGATGGTAGTCCATTCCTTTCATTAATAGCACCTGATGAATGGAATATGAAATTTATAGGTGCAACAAGATTAGAATCCAATAACAAATGGATAAAGTTATGAAAAATTTAATAGTAATTGGCCACCCAAACAAAGATAGTTTTTGTACGAGTGGCATTGCAAAGACAATCAAAGAAACTCTTGAAAAAAATAAGCAAGAAGTATTTGTAATTGATTTGTATGCAGAAAACAAAACGTTTGAATTCCATAAAGATAAAGTTAGTGAATACAAACAATTAATTACTTGGGCTGATAAGATTTACTTCGTATCACCAGTGTATTGGTTTAGATGTTCGCCGGCTATGGAATCATTCTTTGACCAAATCTTTACACCTGGATTTGCGTATAAGTTTACACCCGTTACAAAAGTGTATGGATATCCAACTCCTTTGTTAAGTGACAAAAAAGTAAGAACTTATTTAACGCATGGTGCACCTGCTTTACCTGTTATGACACTTTATTTGAATTCAGTAAAGTTAAGATTGGTGATGGGTGTATATTCATTTGTGTTCGGTTGGTTCAAAACAAAGACAAGACAATTTTGGAGTGTGCCATTTGTTTCTCACAATGACAGATTAGTTTATTTGGAAAAAGTAAAAGAAGATGTTAAAAAAGATTTAAAGTAATGAAATACATAATCACATATATTGTATTCCTATTCGCTTTGTATTTAGGAATTGGAATTAAAAAAATATTCAAACGTTATAAAATGTTCTTGGACAAAAATTATTGGACAGATTATAATGTGATTGAATTCTTTGCATGGTTTGCCAAAGCAATCATTATCATTCCAGGTTTAATATTTGGTATTGAGATTTGGCAATTTCATTTCTTAACATTGATTACATCCTCTTTGTTAATTTGGGCATCAATGAGAAAAGATTTACCTACATTGATTGCATTCAATACGATATGGATAGTGATTTCATTAACAATATTAGTAAGACATTTAATACCTTAATATGAATCCAACACAAATAGCACAACGAATGGTAGCTCAATTAAATCAGCAACCAATGATGTTTTCTACAAAAGCAAAACCTATATTTGTAATTAGAGTACCACAAGCTATGAGCAGTACCGAAATTAGACAAGTTAGGGATAGTATGTTTAAAGACGATATTAAAGATGATTATCATATATTAGTAGTACCGGCCCAAGTTGATGAATTTGAGTTTGAAATGTATAACGCCGATAAGATTGAAGTGCAAGAGTGGAATAAGTTAGTTAATAAGATTCTTAAATAAATTTGGTATATTCAAAATAATTTCGTATATTTGTAAAATAAAACATAAAATAAAATGATAGATTTTTTAAAAAAGTACAAAACGCAAATCTTTAATATCATTACGATATTTTTGATTTTAGAATTCGTAATTTATCCTGGCCTCACAAAAGCTGATACCGTATCAAACATATTAGCAGGTATTGGATTTTTGTTATTGATTGTATGGGGTGGATTAGCACTTTACAGCTATATAACATCGGATAAAGGTGGTATAGTTGATAAAGAGGAATTGAAGGAAGCTGAACAAATGGTTAAAGAGGTTAAGAAAACTACAAAGAAATCAAACCCTAAACAATTTGATGGAGCTAAAAGTGATGGACCATTTGTAAAAACAAAAAAGAAAACAAATAAACAAAAGTAGTATGGAATCAATGAGTGAAAGATTTGCTCGTTTAGAAAAAGAGCGTGAAGAACAATTACAACAATATAAATTAGAACAACAATTAAAAATTAAAAAGATGACAAAGATTATCGGTGGTAGTATCGTTGGATTATTTCTAATGGTATTTTTATTTAAGTCTTGCGAAAGAATTGATGCAGGACACGTGGGTGTTAAAGTAAACCTTTATGGTGATAACAAAGGTGTAAGTGATGTGACTGAAGTGACTGGTATGGTATTCTATAATCCAATTACACATTCAATCTATGAGTTCCCTACATTCATTCAACACAAAGAATATACAGGTGAAAATTCATTTGTAGTAAATAGTAAAGATGGTAGTGAGTTTCACGTTTCACCAATCATTAACTATTCAGTAAAGAGAGAAAAAGTTCCATCAATCTTTGCTAAATATCGTAGAAGTTTGGACCAAATAGAAGAAGGGTTTTTGAAAACATCTGTATTTGACGCATTCAGATTAGCAACTAACAAATATACAGCCGATGAATTAATTGGTAATAGACAAGCATATGAAGTTGAGGTTCGTAGAATATTAGAAGGACAATTGTTAGCAGAAGGATTCATTGTTAATCAATTCACATCAAATCTAGTGTATCCTGAAACGTTCAAAGCGGCAATTGAAGCTAAGAATAACGCAGTTCAAGCGGCATTAAGAGCTGAGAATGAAGTTAAAACCGCCGAAGCACAAGCAAAGATTAAAGTAGCAACTGCGGAAGGTAACGCACAAGCATTACTTACATCGGCAAAAGCTGAAGCTGAGGCAAATAGAATGAAGCAACAAACATTGACACCATTGCTTATTCAATTAGAGTATGTACAAAAGTGGGATGGTAAGTTACCAGTATATGGTGAAGTTCCACAACTATTTAGAAACATTCAAAAATAAAATAAACCACAAAAAACAAAAAGTATGAAAAGTAAATTACACATTTTAGTATTAGGACTAGTTATTGTATTCAGTAGCTGTACCGTAGTGAGACAAGGTGAAGTAGGTGTAAAAAGAACAATTGGTAAGATTCAGCAAAAACCTTTAACCGAAGGTGCTAGATTATTCAATCCGTTACTTACTACAATCATTAAACTTCCAACCCGAACTGTAAACATGGAAGTTAGATTGCCATTACCTTCAAAAGAGGGTTTGACGGTTCAATCTGAAATTTCTATATTATATAGATTAGATGGACAATCAGCACCTAATGTAATTGAGCAGTTAGGAACTAATTATGAGCAAGTAGTAATTCTACCTGTATTCCGTTCAGCAGCAGCTGATGTATCTTCACAATATTTCGCAAAGGATATGCATACCGGACAAAGAGCGGTTATTGAAAAGGATATTAAAAAGTTAATGGATTCGCAACTTAAAGGTAGAGGGTTCACTATTGAATCAGTTCTATTAAAGAGTATCGTTCTACCAACTGGTTTGGCTAAAGCAATTGAAGCAAAATTAGAGGCAGAGCAAGATGCACAAAGAATGGAGTTCACACTTAACAAAGAGAGACAGGAAGCAACAAGAAGAATTATTGAAGCAGAGGGTGTTCGAAATTCACAAAAGATTATTTCAGAAGGTTTGACACCAATGTTATTACAATTCAAAAGTATTGAAGCATGGTTGAAACTTTCAACATCACCTAATTCAAAAGTTATTATAACAAGCGGTAACCAACCATTTGTAATTAGTCCTGAATCACAAAAATAAAATAATATGTACGAAAAGTCTTGGTAATTCCAAGACTTTTTCGTATATTTGTATCTATTAACAAACAAAAATAAGCATGGAGGCTTAAACCAATGAAGTGTATTAAATGTATTAAACAGACAAAGAGCTACGATTTAGACGAAATTCGTAGAACCGATGACCAGGACGCAGAAGAAAAAGTAAGGAGTGGCGTTTGGAAATTTATTCCAAAAGAGGAATGGAAGGGAACGTTGAAAAAAGCAGTAGTGAAAAATGAAACAATTGTTTCACCGGAAGAAACCGATGAATTAACTATTGCCGAAAAACAATTGAAAGGTAAAAAGAAAAAAGTAAAAGATGACAAAGGAAAATAGTATGAAGATTGTTGAATTGTATCCAGAAATGTTTACATTCACAGTTAGAGGATATGAGCACAACGTGTTTGAAAAAACATACAATAAAGCGTTAGCGTATATCCATAAAAATATAAAGTGGACTCGTAAAATTGATTATATCCAACAAACAAATCCGTATAGATATGAGTTTGAAGTTGGTAATGGTTGGTTTAAAATTATTTACGAATTAGTGGATGGTATCAAAGTTAATGACTTAAAAAAAGGTGACTGGATTACAAAAGTAACTCAATGTAAAGAAAAATTTGGTGGGTTACGTTTTTATGTAACCGGTACATCCGATAAAAATTGGGCATTGATTAGAAACGCCGAACAAAAATCGTATGGAGTATGTGAGGAAAGCGGTTCAGAAGTTGAAGTTGGAATTTGGAATAACGGATGGGTTCGAACTATTTGCCGTAATTACGCTTTAAAAATGTATTATGACATGGTTGATAGGGGTGAAGCTAAAAAAAGTTTTGATGAATACTGGAAACCACGCGAAGCATCTGCAACTATTGAAACACCAAAGAAAAAAAGAAAATAATGAGTTTAGCTCAAAGAGAAGTTTGGGACAAAGGATTAAAAGAAACACAAATGAGTAATAAACACATTGAAATAGTACGATATGATAATGCTAAGATTCATATTAGAGAATATGTAGGTGAAAGAGTTTTATCACCGGTTACATATCAGCCGGCAATTATCAAAATGATTGGCGCAAGATTATTGGTTATTAATCCTGATAATCAAGAAGAGTACTATGACTGTAGATATGAGGATTGTACTATTAAAAGAGTGAATGGATAATAAAATAATAAATTATGAAAGAAAAATTAACAAAAGCATTAGAAACATTCGGATACCTAGTTGTAATAGGGTTAGGATTTTATATTCTATATTTTGGATTTAGAATGTTCTGGATACTTTTACAATCAATTTTAAAATAAAACAATATGTTAGCATGGATTTTCCTATTCGTAGTATTAGCATTCGTTGGTAAGCTAGTTTACGATGTACAACAAAAGAAAAACAAACCAACACAAACCAAAGATGGATTTGATAAGGATACACTTCAAAAGTTAGCAGGTATTATACCAACGAATCCTAATGATGAAGTTCGCCAATTTTTAGTTAATAACAATATTATTGACGAGGAAAAACTTAAAGAGGAATTAAGGAAGGGAGAATTTCCAGCACCAGACCCATCAATACCGGTAACTACGGCAAAACTAACTACAATTGGTGGCAGTTATGGGGATAGTGACCCATTGGCACAGGTTCCAATGAGTAGAGTATCGGACGAAGGTAAAAAGAAAATGGCTGAAATTGCTAAGCAAGATATTTCCGATAGATTGGATGCACAAACTAAACAAATGCTTGAATCAGAATTAGGTCCTGTTATTGACCAACTAGCAAAAGAGGTATTAGCAGAATCGGCTGATAAAGACAAGGTTTCAATTGTTAATAAAATCCAACCTAAAAAGAAAAACAAACCAACACAAACCAAATGTGGATGTGGACGTAGTGAAACGGGCTTTTGTACCGGATTGCATAGAATTCCTAAAAAGGATTGGGATAATGGAGTTAGGGAAATTCCGGAACTAAAACCCAAAAAGAAAAATCCAAAACAGGATATCAAAGTAGTGGATGACGGAAAACCATTTGTAAAAACAAGAAAAAAAGCAACTAAAAAGAAAAAAGAAAATGAGTAAAGAAGCATTTCAATTAGCAAAGCCGTTGGCGGACAGAGTACTTATTGAAAAAGAGGAAGTACAAACAAAAACAACAGGTGGTATTATCATTCCAGAAACCGCTAGAGCAGAAGATACAAAGATTGGAGTTGTAGTTTCAGTTGGCGAAGGTATATACACAAACGATGGGGTTAAGATTCCAATGAGTGTAAAGGTAGGCGATAAGGTTATGATGCCACAAATCGGGACTGCACAAATTGTGAAACTAGAAAACAAAGAATATTATTTATTCAGAGAACAAGAATTATTAATGATTATAAAATAAAAATTATGGCAACAAAAGTATTATTTAAAACAGCAAAGGGTGACATGGTAGCAGAATTATATGACGAGACACCAATTGCATCTGGCAACTTTAAAAAATTAGTTGAAAAAGGATTTTACAATGGATTAAACTTTCACCGAGTTATTCCAAACTTTATGGTTCAAGGTGGATGCCCGAACGGTAGAGGTGATGGCGGACCTGGTTATACAATTCCGTGTGAAGTAACTGCACCAAAACAATTTCACGATAGGGGTGTGTTAAGTATGGCACACGCCGGTCGAAATACTGGTGGTTCACAATTCTTTATTTGTCACAATAGAGCAGGAGTTGCACATTTGGACGGTAATCACACTTGCTTCGGTAAAGTAATTGAAGGGGTTGAAGTGATTGATTTTATCAGACAAGGCGATTCTATTATTTCAATTGAAGTTATTAAAGAAACCAATGCCTAAAATGATTGAATTAAAAGAGTGGATTAAGGACGGGATTGATATTCGTAAAACAAATGAAGGGTATGTAGTGTTTACGATACCTACTCAGCATTTCAATATCAAAGAGTTGGACGAATTAACACCTGAAAGATTTAGTAAAGAGGTTGAAATTCAAGAAAAGAATATTGAATTACAAAATGAGCTATTAGGCGAAGCATTTGGTAAAAGAGTTGAAGCCGGATTATTTAAAGATTTATTTGATTAGTTATGAATTGGGATATATTCGGATACATAGGAACTGTAGTGGTCCTTTATTCGTTCACAATAGAAAACATTTACCGATTGCGTTTAATAAATTCAATCGGTTCTATGTTTTGGATAGTTTACGGATTGGGTATTATGGCGGGACCTACAATTGTAGTTAATGCTTGTGTATTAATGATTCACATTTATTGGTTTATAAAACATCGTAAAGAATGGCAAAAATAATTTATTTAGAGGATACGATTACTTTGATGGCGAATACCGGAAAAATGAATGTAGTAAAACAAATAGCGAAGTTGGGCGAGTTTACTCAAACAAAAGATGGGTATCGTTATATAGTTTTGGACGAAGATAAAAGAAACGATATCTGTCCAATACATAGCACATTATTGAATGAGGACGGAAGTTGCAACAAATGTTTAGATGATAATAACAGATAAAATGATATTAAAAAATCCTGAAAAGTTATTAAAAACAATTATACCAAGTGCAACAGGTAATTTGATTTGGTGTGTAACAAACGTCAATGTAACGATGGATGACGAAATTACATATGTATTTCAATTCCAAACGCAAGTACCTGTTATAAATTCACCTAATCAGCAATACTATTCTATGACTCGTGCAAGAATTGAGGAAGCTAAGTTAAATTTTTATAGAGTTCAGCATGAAAATACATACGAATTGTTTTGTTATGGACAAGTACAACGTGGATATTGTACCGATATAGACACAATGGATAAATTTATTGATGTATTAAGATATATGCTACCAAACACTTATTAAGATGCTAACAATAGAAAACGAAAGAAAATTATTAGGTACTATATTGCATGGTAGCGGAAGTGCCGGTCCAATGGAATGGGTTGTAACTTCAATAAGACCACATTTAAATCACTATGTAATTTTTATTGAACAAACTGAAAATGGTTGGGACAAGAAAATAGTTTTGGACAGAAGTTTTTCACCGTTTAAACTTGGATATCAATATAAATTAGAGTGTGGAAATGAAAAAAAGTACATACACAGAGACGATATGAAAAACATTGATATATTCAGTAATCATTTAGAATCATTTATTTAGTATGCTAACAATAGTAAACATAGAAAAACTTTACAAACAGGATGTAGGTGAATGGAGAATAGGTAAAGTAGTAACAATGGATAGTGCATACCTAATTGAATTAAGACAATCCAATGGCCTACGATTGCAAGTTAATTTAGAACGAACTGCAATAGGTAATAGTGATTCGGCACTTTATGAATTATGGTTTTGGTCTAATCAATCAGGAAGTGGAATACCAATTAGAAGGATGTTAAATAAACCGGATTTGAAGTTAGGCACTGTATATGTGACTGATTTGATAAAAGATATGCTAGAATCTTTAAAATAAAAAAATATGAGTATAGAATTTCATTTCATTTGGGGCTTCTTAATAGGAGCAGGAGTTGGTGCACTAATTGCGTTAATTGTAGCACATAAAATAGTAAAAAGAGTAATAAAAAAAGTTTTATATGAGCATAACATTAGATAGTGGACACCTTACAATGAAGGGTACGGGTAAAGTACAAATCAAAACTTCAATACAAATATACGGAACGGGTACTAAAATGCCGGTAACCGTTGAAGCTGATTTTACGGACATCCCACATCATTTGCATCAAATCTATTATCAATCCCTAATAAGTCAATACAATACATCGGTCAATGTATATAGTAATACAAAGGATGACGAGCCGAAAACAATAAAGGAAAAAAAGAGTGAGTGGCGTTTGAATAGAATTGTGGACATAATTAGTAAAGCAATATCAAAGTAATATGCTAACAATAGAAAACATAAATAAAATAAACGGGTACGCATTAGAGGTAAAAGGTAAAGGATATTATTTCAAAGGTTTTGATAATACTACAAATGATGTGGCAACATTCGCATTAGCAGGGGTATCAGCATCTAATCCATTGATAAGGATAACCCTATATAAAAAGGGGAATGTGGTTTTTGATGACATTCAAAATAGGGATTGTTATGTTTATGGAATTTGGGTTGACGGGTTGTTATTCTATTATCCAAAAGAAAAGTTAAACACACCTGCGGAATTTAGGAATACAATTGAGCAAATACTAAATGGAATATAAATGTTGACAATAGAAAACATACAAAATATAGACGGTAAGGAATTCCAATTGAGTAGCGGACGGAAGTTTATAATTGGTATCGCAAGAGCATATTATGACCATTATAGTTTTGGGGTATTTCCTTTAATGGAAAACAATGTGGCAAGTATAAAGGATGGCATTGTATATAAATTGATGCGAACTATAAGGAATAGAAGGGGATATGAAATGACATCGGCAAAACTAAAACAAAATGTTTATGTAACGCCGGAAAACCTTACAATGAAAAACTTCATATTAGAATTACACATACAAACGGGAATGATATATGCTCACAATAGAAAATAGAGGACGGTTAATAAGTGATTCGTTTTATGATAAGATGGGTATGTATTGGGTAGTGGACAAAATTATAGATGACACCAATGAATACCTAATCTTAATTGAAAATAGAAAAGGTCCAAAAGAAATATTTGCGCTGAATAAACAAAACTCATACGGAATTGGATATGAATTTGGGATATCAGCAGGTGGGCCGGGTATGCAAAGAATGTATAAGGTTAAAACATACATACCAATTGAAACTATAAGTGATAAGAGGTTATTGATAAAACGAATGACTGAAATGATTGATACCTCATACGATATATAAAAAATAATATATGCTAAAAATAAAAAACATACAAAAGATAGTAGGAAAAAAAATACATACACCACATGCACATTGGGTAGTAATGAGTATAGAGGAACAAAAGCATGATTATATTATTAAAGTAAGATTTGAGTATGGTACTACATTTGGCGTAAAGCATCCAAAGTATGTAAACTTTAAACTATTAAGATATAACGAATTTGATAGTGAAAGGAATGAATGGAGAATGTATAATGACCAAAATGGTAATTATGTAACACTAACAAAAGGATTATTAAATTTTAAAATGTTTCCTGGTATGTTGGGTGGTCAATTGCATAGTTTCAGTAATTAAAACAAATAATATGCTAACAATAGAAAATACATATAAGATATTAGATGTACCAATAGTTAAGAATCGTGTTGTAGAATATTATATAAGAAATACTACTGAATACGCCGGCGCATATCAAATACATTTAAGATGTCCGCGCAAATCAAAATCGGATGAGCTAATAATGTTATATAGAACCCCCGAAGTAGTTGGACCAAATGGTGAAATGACTTATACGATGTATGATAATAGCAATCCAATGAATAAAATTTATTTACCAACAAAAGATATAAAGGAGATGAAGCGGTTTGTAAGCTCAATAGATTTTTTTGTAAACAAATATATACTATGCTAACAATACAAAACATAGATAAAATAATAAATGTGGGTTCATCTATTAACATATGGTATATTAGTGAAGCGATAGAAACAACCGATGTTTACAAAGATGTATATGCATTTGCTGTTTCTGTAAATGGTAAGGTAGAAAATGTATTTTATTTGAATAGAGAGAGTCAATATGTAAGTGGCAGAAACGAACCCGTTTATAGGTTATATAAAGATTTTGACCAAAGTAAAGTAAATAGATGGTTGAGTATGCATCAAATAACGCCGTATTTTATAGGAAACTTAATTGATAAAATGTTAAAAGAATAGTATGCTAACAATAGAAAACATTAATATAATCAATAGTAAGTTCGCCGGTACACCCGAATGGCGGATAGGTGAAATGTTTATAGGTGAACAAAACTATATATTTGTAATCCATAAACGGGTAGGTTATTGGACAATCGGGGGTTCTAAGCATGATGAATTGACAGTAAGATTGAATAGAGTAAAAACAATAGGTGGGTATGTAATGGAGACCGGACTAGTAAAACAAAGCTTTCATGGACGTTCGGCATGGGATATAGAGTATATGAGGACAATGAGTAGTTTTATCTTTTGCTTGGACACTCATATAAAAAATATATTAAAATAATATATTCCTTTCAGTATCTTTGTATTGTTCGTATCGGTGAATCGGAAATCGGGTCGATAGGGAAAAATTTTTGATAGTGTCTGCCTTGATTGAAGTGTCTGCCTTGATAATAGAGAATGAATTAATAGAGAATGAAAAACAAAAGGAACGAATATATATTTATAACAAACAATTAAAAACAAATAGTATGGCAATAGATTTTAGTACAAACACGGATAGTAATTGGTGGAAAACAAGTTTCCAAAGGTATTTTACTGGTGGTGGACAATTGAATACCATTATACAAAACGGAGGATTAGAGGGACACTTTAAGAGTTGTCTACCAGAAGGTGATTTTCCGGATAAAGAGTTTCAAAGCACACCTACACAATGGAGAATAACCGCAACCCATAACGGAGCTGGTGAGAGGTTTGAGTTAGTAGTGGATAAAGTGAGTGGTGAGTGGGAATTCAACTGGTTAGGATAGGAAAGTGGACGAGTATAAAAAGGATACAGATGTTAATAGTAGTAATAGTAATAGGAATGTTAATAGGGTATGGGATAGGACAGTATATAATGGATAGGTATATAAACGAATCACAGGAAGATATAGACGATACCAAAAAGTAAAGTAAACCAAAAACACTTCAATAGATAATGAGTTTAATAACCTTAATAGTAGTAATACTGATATATAAAATGGTAAAGAAAATAAATCAAAAAGAATAAGTTATGGGAATAGTAATAGGGTTAATAGGTATAATGACTGTATGGTGTGTAATAGACATAGTAAAACAAATCAATAGAATAGAAGATGCCGAGTAATGAAATAAACCTCTTTGATATCCTTGCTCTAATAGGGTTTATGGGGTTCTACATAACCTTAAAGATAATGTTATATAGTAAGGAATACGATACAAAAGACCGAGTAATTAAAAGAGGTCACGAATGGGATTATGAATACAAAGATACTAAAAAGAATAAAAAAGGATAAGGAGCGTATTGAAGGGAATGGGTCCGAGCTCCTATTGATAACCGCATTAATCACTATGTTATGGATACTAATCACACACACGGTTTAACACAAAGGGAACGCCTTGAACTTCAACATAAAATACAACGTCTCCAATGGTTATTAAAAGAATGTATTGGGATTGAGGAATACGAGCTTTGTACCCAAATACGAAACCTAATCAATAAAAAATACGAGTTACTTGCTACTAATCAAACACAAAATGAAGTGGAATAAAAGATTCAAAAGGGATACGGAAACGGTCCCTTTTTTGTGTCCGAATATTGATAGTACGATGGGGAATAAAAGGGTGTTGGGACTCGTTCATATTGATAGGTCCCTTAATAAAAAATTGGTGTTGGGACTTGCGTTGAAACTTGATAAAACCCTATTTTGATACTACTAAAATTTAATTACGTTTTAAGGGGTAAGTGTCACAATTTTTAATGAAATGTAATTTGATAGTACAAAGTAATTGAAAACCGATGGGTGTCAATGAAAACACACTTTAACACAAAATCCCACTTTTTACCACTTCACAATAAAAACGATGTCAAAATAGGTATGTGTCAGTCATAATGTGAGGTATATACGAATTCTTTTCCACGCAAAAAAATTTTTTTATATGAATTTAATACACTATACTACTGTAACCCTTACTGGCATTAGATTTGGTGGAATGGATTTTTTTTCGTATATTTGTATATCTAATTAATCTATTTAAAATCTAAAAGATATTTATGCGTGTAAGTAATAAAATAGGAATGAAGTTTGATTGTAACCGTTTATGGAATTGGGCTCATGAAAAACTGGGTGAAAGCAGATGTGGAGCAATTGCTTTTTACTGGGATACCAAAGAGGATGCCGAATGTGGTTACTACGATTGGGAAAAAACAATTTGGATTAATTTAGCACAATGTAAACGAATGGTGGCGGTTCAGAAAACAATTCTACACGAATGGACACATGCACAACAGTCATACCGCTGGTACAACCATTATCAAATTAAATACGGGTACAAAAATAACCCATACGAAATACAAGCAAGGGAAAACGAAAAACTTGTCAAACGTGCATACAGAAAGAAAGGAAAGTAAAGAAAAAAAGACTCATAAAAATACTCATGTCAAACCAGGTGAGCAAGTGGCATCAAATCGTGCCATGCATAACGATATGAGGTTAATGGAAAATGGTGAGGGTGAATACGATGCGGTTGTCATAAGAGGTGACAGGTATGCCTTAATAAGAGGTGAATACATCCCTATTGGTTCAAATTTCCATTATCCGAAAGTCTGGGGTAGGAAATACGCCGCCACTACATTGGTCCAAACGATTATGGCGGACAAACGTAAACAAATAGAGGATGCCGAAAGGGAACTTCTGAAACTACAAAGGTGTTTGGATAAAATAAATGAGTGGTCCGATACTGACCTATAATGTTATATATGCTTACAGAACTTCAAATGATTCAACGGGCTGTCCAATTAGGTATGGACGAAGAGTTAGTTAGTTATGCCAAACAAATAAAAAGACAACTGGAAACCGATGGTGACACGGCAGACTGGTTGGATTGTTTAGAGATGGCATATAACGAATTGATTATCAACTAATTAAAAAGTTATCCACACCTGTTGGAAATATCAGGTATTTTTCGTAACTTTAGGGAGTGGAGGGCGGGGTACGTCTTTTGAGTGAGACCCCTAATAACGGATATTATGTTAAGTCCACAACTCGTTGATAATCAATGGGTTACGATGGAAAACCCCCTAATTCGCCTATAAATTATATTATGTTAAGTCCGGCTGCCGCAAGTGGTTGATAATCAATAAGTTACCAAGATCCAGCTTTTTACCAAAAAATTCTTGATTGAGTATCAACGAGTTACGCTTTGGGGACCAAAAATAGTCCATAAAAGACTTGTTTATATCGGAAATTCTATGTAGTTTTGGTATATAAGATTAAGAGATATGAACACACACATTACAATTTTAGAAGCCTTGGTTATTTCCGGGTTATCCGTTTTCGGTTACGTTTTCTTTAAAACCGTATATGAGTACTATTTTAAATCATCTAAATAAACCCCTTATTATGATTAGTTCAAAAATGCGTGCAGAAATTCAAAAAATGAGTTCACTTGACTTGAAGTTATTGAATTCCTATGTAGTATCCCTATTAAAAGAATCCAGATTGGATAGGGCGTATGAAGTTAAAAACCAATTAAGAGTGTACGATAGTGTTAAGGTGAATTCACCGAAAGTACATGGTCTGGTTGGACAGGTTACTGAAATTAATCGTACCCGTTGTAAAGTTAAATTTGGTAATCAATCGTTTAACGTACCTTTGAGTATGGTTGAAATTGTTAAGTAATCATTTAAACCCCTTATTATGAGAAAAATCACAAAAGAATCTATTGACAAGTTTTTAAGTAAGCAGACCTTCCGCAAATCTAATATGAGCGTAGAAGAGTCCTATGGTATATATAGACTCAGATTGCATGGTAATACTATCGCAACTATTGACGAGTTAGGTGTATTGAGTATAACAAACGCTGGATGGTCCTCAAACACTACAAAAGAACGCCTGAATGGTTTTCCTGGCGTACACATCAAACAAAAGAATTGGACATGGTACCTGAATGGTGAGGAATGGAATGGTAGTTGGAAGCGTATTGGTATGGTGAAGTAATTTAATAACCCCTTTAATTTAATAAGATATGAATAAGAAAGTCACAAAGAAGTCAGCACCTAAAAAGGTAGCTAAGAAAGTAGTTAAGAAAGCAGCCACTAAAAAGGTTGTAAAGAAAACAACAAAGAAGCCCGCTACAAAGAAGGCTAAGAGTATTAAGACCATCCAAGCATTAAGAGAAGGTTTTAAAGCTGGTAGTAAAAAGAACCCGTTACCGCATGTTAAGTACCTGAACTGCGCAATATCGGATGTAAGTAATGAGAAGTTTCCAGAGATGGTTCAAATCACAATGGGACCGGCAAAGATTATGGATGACCTTAGCGGACGTAGGTATGTGAATTTAGAGTACGCAAAGATTGCTATTGATGAGGTACACGGTTTTAACATCGTAGCAAAAGGTTTAACAAAAGTAGCTGATGAGTTAGCGGATCTTGGTATCGCTATGCCAGCTGTAGATGTATTGAAATAATCAAATAAAAATTAATTAATATGAATTTACCGCCAAAAGGTTATTATCGTCAACTATTGAGTGACTTTCCCCAAGTCCGCATTGCGTTTACACATACCCCGATTGTTGGGTGCCGTACAATAGATGCTGGACCGTTTATTGAAGTATTAGAGCAATCTACTGACCAGTATGCTAAATTCTATTCCGATGGTTTGCGTAAGGGTAACTTGGTTACTATTGTGGAAAATAGTGTGGATAGGGTATATAGCAACAATGGTGAGTTGTATTTTACATCCTAAAAATAAATTTGGTAATATGGGAAATTATTCGTATATTTGTATAGAAGTTGAAGGTGACAAGTGGGAAGCCATGCAAGAGTTAATGAAAGATATGAGTATGGTATCACCCCAAATAACAGAAGCAATGGTAGATAGGGTTATTGCTGACCTTGAACGTAAGGAAAAAATAAATTTGGAAGTATCGGAAATATTTCGTATCTTTGATATTCTATAAAGATAAAGGGTAAGGACCACCCCTATTAATAAGTTGGTCCGAAATAAACTAAACCTAGCGGTGTAAGAGGTCAACCGTTCAAAACTATGGCTAATAAGTCAAAAAAAGCAACAGCAAAGCGTGGAAACATTTACGAAACAGTTTCTAACAACATCCAAAAGATTACACGTCCATCTGGTACTGTATCTTATCGTGTGAGAGTTACCGAAGATGGTATCACTTATTCTCAATATGAGACTTCATTAAAGAAAGCGAAGATGCTTCGTAATGAGTGGGTTGGTTAATCTTAACTGATAAATTTATTAGGGACCGGCTAGTTAAAGCCCGCCGGTCCCAATTTTTTAAGACAACCAATACTTATACCTGTTATTTCAATAGGTAAACAACAAAAACAAATATAAAACAACAAAGATGAAAAAAGTAATCGCAATTTTAGTAATCGCTACTTCATTGGTAGCTTGTGGTGGTTCAACTTCAACAGAAGTAACTACCGATTCAACAGCAGTAGCAGTAGATACAACAGCAGTAGCTGTGGATTCAACTGTAGCTCCAGTAGCAGCTGATACTACTATCGTTAAGTAATTAAGATAGGTTAGTAAATAATTAGCCGGTCCGATGTGACCGGTTTTTTTATGTCCCTAATGTACCCAATGTACCACAAGTACCCCGGTACCTGGGCCCAGATGGACTGGTGGGGTTAATATACTAATTAACACACTAACATGCTACATATTATATTTTGAACGTTTTTCTGTGTAGTTTTACCCGTTTTTTATCAAGTTATCCACATTTTCCGGACAGGTCTTCTGGAATCGGTGTAGGGGCTGAGTGAAATACCCCTAATCTATACTGAATCGTAACTCATTGAAAACCAACGTTTTATAAGTCATTGATAACCAATCCCTTACATAAGTCATTGATTCTCAAGCAAGAATTTTTAAAATAAGTCCCAAAAAGTTTGGCCAGCTCGGAAAATACCCCTATCTTTATTATGTAATAAAAATGATAAGATATGAATACCGAAAATCCCTTTAAGAGTTTCTCAGCCTCTAAAATGAGTGAAAACCCCCGTTTTAACGTATCAGTAGAATATACTGACTTTATGGGTAATACCCACCGTATCCAATGTAAGACTCGTAAAGCCTTCAATGGTGCGAGAGAATTCCTTTCAATGTTCAAAAGTGAAACAACCAAGATCAACGCGATCTTGAGTGAGTACCCAGTTGTTATGGGTAAATTCCCTAAAAAGTTCCATAAGGAAATCAAATCGGACTTACAGTCTGCTGGTTTCGGTATGTGTTCTAAATACCTTTTGAAGTAATTTTTAAACCCCTTAAATTATCTATATGTATAATCAAAATTGTGACCTGTTAGTATCGGCATTCTCAAACAAAGAGTTGAAAACCTTGGTTATGGCCTTGGCCGCATACAATAAGTTGGACAGACGTGAGACACGTTCTGACCTTATGGAAAAATTAGTGAATGGATTTCTACGCTCGAATGAGTTGGAAGCGGAAGTGATTGAACGTATTGTCCGTAAAAATCCATACGATAATAGTATCCCTAAATCATATTGGGGTACAGCCAATGGTAAAGCATATTTGGCAGAGATGGAAGAAGCTAGTACAAAGGCTTATTCTTATTAATCCATAAACCCCTTATACAATGAGTGAAAAATTATTGACTGTAAAGTTTGAGTCCGAAATCCAGATACTATCATTAAAGAAGTTACTATCTGCAACCTGTGGTGGTGGCCGTGTCCGTCCACGTGGTAGACATAGTAACCGAAAGGCTGTGTTGGGTAATGCATATAGACCCGGTACCCAAAACGATATACCCTGGCGGAAAGCTGAGACAGTAACATTTTATTTATTATAAAAAATTAAAGATATGACAGTAGCTGAACAAATGAGACAGGACCTATTAGATATGGTCCAAAAACACGATTATTCACATATGTTTTCCGATAGCCATAATGTTTGGCAAGCTGGATATCAGATTGAGAATCAGATTAAAGCAAAGATACATGCTCTATTCACATACCATAGAGAAGATATGGAAGCACTATATAATGAAGTGCTCGAGCTTGTACCTGAACAGTACATAGATGGTCTGACACATAAGACAATAAAGAACTGGTTTAGCACATACATAGGTAGTTAAAAGATATTATCCTCTTGAATGGGGAGTGTTTGGTGATTTGATGTTTATTAAATGAGCAAGTTGACTGAGGGGACTGACTGGGAATCGGGTCCCCTTTCTTGTGTCTATAACTTACCCACATAGGCGGACTACCTTAACAAAAAATAATTTACTTCAATCAAAAACACCATCTCACGCAACGTAGGCGCCATAAGGGTTGTAGAGGACACGTATATAGGGAGAAACATCAATCCTCTGGAACGTAGGTGGCATAAGGACTGTAGGGGACTGAATTTCTTGGAACCGGAAAATAAATATTTTGACTAGAGGGCCCCCTAACCCCTTCTCGTATCGAGCCCAAGTTTTTCGCTATACGAGATTTTTTTATATTACCCCTAATGGTATATAGTCTTTATTACTATTATTGGTTAGTCCTTATTGGTACATTGGTTAGTCCTTATCAAAATAGGGGTTTCATAAGTGGTTGATTATCAATACGTTATAACTCGTTGATTATCAATATGTTAGGATTGGGGTGGGGTTTAGGGCTTGGATGTATTCGTATATATTCGTATTTTTGGGGTGTTTCTTGGGGTTATTTTTATCAGGTAGGGTTAAGATATGGACGAGGTGAAATAGGGGTTAAAATCGAACGGAAAGGGACGAATATATAAAGTGTTGATTTTCAATGACTTATGTATGGGGTTAAAATATATCCATAATCGGTTGATTTCCAATCGAGAACTTTTAGGTAGAATTTGGTGGTCTCAATTAATTTTCGTAATTTTAGGTATAAAAGTTAAGTTAGATATGAGTAGAAAGAAACGTACAGATAGGAATCACATTATATACCTTATTACAAATACCTTCAATGGTAACGAGTATATTGGTATTACGGCTTCAACCGGTCGAGCTTTCCTTCGTTCCGCAAAAGTTAGGTTACAAAAACATTTTAGTAGAGCGAGAAGGGAAAATTGGGATTGGAAGTTGTATATGGATATGGTGAACTACATTGATGATTTAGAATTGGTATATGAAGTATCGGTATTGGATGTAGTAAGAGGTAAAGAGGCCGCTCACATTAGAGAGATGGAGTTAGTTAAGAAACACAAACCCGCATTAAACACAAAGTAATAAAATATAAAATTAAGATTATGGCTATGAAGTATGTAGATTCAATTAAGTTAAGTAAGAGTACTTGGAAACAGTTCTACAATGAGATAGAGAGGTTTTCACATTTCTCTAAACCTATTGATATATGGTTAGATGAAGTAACAAAGATTCCTTCCGATAGTTGCGAGGTAGTATATGTACCTATTAGTATCAAAAGTGAATTCGGTGGTGAACCCAATTACTTCTTTGTACGTTTCTTTGAGGTACGTCCTACACATACCAACACTATGACAAAGTATTGGGCGGATGATATCTATTCGTTCAAATCATTCAAAGGTGTATCGGGTAAGGATAGAACCAATATCCTAAAATTCGTTCAACAAAATTATTTAGTATAAACAAACAATAAAAAACAAAGATTATGAAAAGTTTTAAAGTTAGAGAAGGTAAGATGTTAGTAGATGGTGTGTACTATTCCGAAAACCCATCCGAATCACATATCAAAGGAAAAGTTGGACGTATCCATTCCATCAGTATTAGTGGGAAACAATTCTTTCCGTATGGTGGAGAATTCATTGATGATACAATACCTACCACATCAGATAATACTGGTATAGTAGAGGAAACTAAACCGGCTAAAAAGGTAAAAAAGACGGAGTTGGTAGAGAGTTCATCCCCAGCTACCGATGAGAGTGGTAACCCTATTAAGAAAACACGTAAAACGAAATAGTATGAGTATGTTATTAATTATGATACTATTCCTATTCAATATGTTACTCGCTTTCTCTATAAAGATGATAGTGAACGATAAGACAGAAAGGAAGTATCTATCGTCTAAATGGGTAAGATGGTTTCTATTAATACCACCTGTATCTATTGTACTATTTTTTAGTATGGTAGTGTTTGGTATATTCTATACTATCTATATGGCATTATCTTTATATCTGTCCAACGATTAATTAACTAAATTATAAAACCCCTTATTATGAGTACAACTTATAACAACTACAATGATGTCCAAGCGTATGAGGCCTTGGAAACTGAAAGAACAACTACTATGCTAAACCCTCAATACCAACAATGGAAGGCGGAGTTGAAGGTTTCTCAATCGTATGTTGACCCGGAAAGTACTATCAAAGCAAATTACCTCAACGACCAATATGATTTTTCGACTGTATCTCCGAAATCTTCATTTCCTAACTTTTTAAAACTGAAAGGTATATGGTCTTAAATATAGAAGGTATCAACAAACTTACCGGTCACCATTTCCATAATCGTACTATTGAAAAGATAACCGTAGAGAAAGGTGAGCTATTTAATGGGAGTGCGTATGTATTCCACTTTCCGGCAATACCTTTCATAACCAAAACCAATAGGCCATGGAAACAATGGGAAGATAGTTTCAAAATTTATCTTTACCGAAACCCAAACGTATCTGGTAAGTACGAATTGTTTTGGATGGGATTACATGGTGTAACGATTGAGTATTTGGATGTAGATGATATAAAGAAATTTGGATACTTCATCGCTTGTATGCATGAAGTTGTTCGTAAAGGTAAAAAGTATTGGGATGAAAACTAAAAAGAAAAACGATTGGACTACAATGAAAATGTTAGGAGTGTATTTGCTTATACTCTTATTAATGTTATTGATATCCTGCTAAACATATAAGATGAGATTAATTATTGATGGTGTTGAAAAGTTGGGTGGATGGACCGATGATAGGATATCGGTATTATATTGCGTTTCTCAAAGAGATTTATATGCTATTGAGTTTATGTACAATGATGGTATAGAGAACCACATTTATTATCTTATCATTATGAGAAGTTCAGCCCATCCAAAAGAATTGGGTTGGGGTTGTTATTTAGTTAATCACTCCAAAGATATGGCGTATCCTTTAAGAATTAGTTCCGATTCCATTAGTTCTAAAAGAGTAATGATGGGTTCATTGAGAACGTTTGGTGAAACACTTACAAATGGTAGTTTGAATGGCGCTAGTATTAAACAATATAATGATATTAAAAACTTAGTATTCGGATGATAACAATAAAGAATATAGAAAAATTAGTAGGTAGTAAAATAAAACTTCAAAACTTATACGTCCCTTCTGAATTATTAGAATGGGAGTGTGAGCGGGTTATTGAATTTCCGGGTGATGTAACTGCAGTAACAGGTGAGACGGATGAATCATACCGATTTGAATATAAAGCCGTTTCGGATTATGATGTACCACTTTGTATCTATCTTCGTAGAACGCCGGATGAAAAAGGAATATACCAAATGGAAAATAATTTAATGGATAGTGATGATTGGTTAAAGATATCACAAATAAAGGATATGAAACTATTTCAAAACAATTTAGAGATGTACGCAACCAAAGTGATAATGAGATGGGCTAAAGACCAAAATTTAATTTAAGATGCTAACAATAGAAAACATAAAATCATTGGATGGAACAAAGCTAGGTTATTGGAAAGTGAGTGAGGCTGAAGCTAGTAGACCTACTAAGTGGTGTATGACTGAACACTATTGTATTAGATTGCATAGAGATGGTGAAGCTGCTGCTATCCTAATTTGGAGAAACATAAACCCCTTAACCAAACAATACCATGTCGATGTATGTTATGATGATTTTACTAATAAGATATACGAAGGTGCTTTTTCTAAGAAGGTGATTATGGATAAGGCACACTTCTTAGCTTCTATGATGGGATGGATAAAAGCGGAACATGCATTACGAAATAAAAAATAAAATATGCTAACGATAGATAACATAAGAGATTTGAATGGAGCCCAACTGAACGATTGGAAGGTATTGGATGTTGGTGAATCGGGTGCAAATGTACCTGGCCAACCAAAGGATTATTATAAGATTGTATTTGCTAGGATGGATAATACCGGTAGAGTGTTGGATGAAAGAGCTGGTATCCTTATAGATAGAAATCAAAATACTCAATCAAAATATAAGATTGTTATAGTGTACGAGGAATGGAGTACTATAATATACGAAACCGAATTGAGTAAGGAATCTATTGGTAAGAAAGATACATTCTTTGGATTGATATTGTATAGGATTAATGATGAATATTATAGTAGAAGAAAGATGAAACCATAACTATCAATTAAATCAAACCTAAAAAAATCTTAAATTCGACCCGATGGGGAGTGGATGATATAGATGAACTGAATTATATGCTAACAATAGAAAACATATTGAAATTAGAAGGGAGACCTTTGGCAGATGGTTGGACAATACAACTGATATATGAAGCTACACATAACGATTGCTATGTGTTTGAATTGGTTAAGGATTTGGGATTGGGTGGATTCACAACAAGACATAAAATTATGTTGGAGAGAACAGGTCATAGAATATTTGGACAACCTGGCTTATCGTACTTCTTCATATTCAATTCATACAGAACTAATGTATGTGTTTCTGCAGATTTCATATCGGATAAAGATAATATGATAAGTGAATTGGAACGTATAATGATGAACAGAGAAAAATTATAAAATGCTAACAATACAAAACATAAATACATTGGCCGGCAAGTATATAGGCCATTGGAAGATACATAACTTATCAATAGGAGATGATATCTACTATATAAAGACAATACACAATGGTTCACCTTTTGATATGTTTAACCTTTGTATTGATAGGAAGAAAACAAAGCATGGTGATTATCATGTCTATTGTTTAGAAACACAAAAAGAACATTATCTACCAATAGAGTGTATGGGAGATAGAGATGAGTTTGTAAGATTTTTAATAGATGAATTAATATAACATGCTAACAATATTAAATGTAAATAAATTAAACCAATATGCCTTTGATAAACATTGGTTGGTGGATAGTATTCGTGAAACTGACATTTGGTATCATTTCGTATTGTACCATAAAAATCCACTAACAGGTAAAATAGATGATATAAGGAAATTATCTCTTAATAGAGTTGCTGAAAGTAGTGGAGAATATAAATTTGCATTAGATGATGAACGAATAGGATATGCAGTAACGCTTGACTATATAAAAGATATAAATAATTTAGTAAACAAATTCACCGAAATAATGGGTGGGTTACAAAGATAAATAACTATGATAGCACTGAAAATTATTTTAATACTTTACTACATTATATCAGTAGGGTATATCATTCATTACTTAATATCAGAAGCATATGAGTCCGATGAACTGACTGTAGCTAAATTAATTGGATACATAATAACTCCAATGTTTATGGGGCCGTTCGTCTTTCCTATCTTTTTAAGTGAGAAATTAGATGAAATAAAAATAAGAAAAAAGAAACCAAATAAAACATATTATTCAAAACAAAACGATATAATAAATGAAGAAGTTAGATATTAGTAATTACGCAGATTTGAAAGATTACCAAATACAAAATTGGGTAATATATCTTGTACAAGAAACCAATACCAATTATCTATTTAAATTGAAACGTATTGATGGTGATACTACGCATGCCGCAGTCTTGTTCAAAAGAGAAATTACAGATGGTAAAGTTGAAGTTAGTGTTATGTATCGTTCTTATTCGGATGTAATTTACGAAGCGAATGTACCACTTTCCGATTTTAAGAATAAAGAAAAGTTTTGGTTGAGAATGGAATCTTATATTGAAGCAAAGCACAAAAGCATATAGAAATGTTAAAGTTAGAAAACATAGATAAATTAATTGGACATAAATTGTACGATTGGGAATGTACCGATGTTGTTGATGAGGCTGATGAATATACTATCAGATTTCGTAGTAGTTCGTATCGTGCTTATGAAATTGAATTTCATTTAATTAAAAAAGATGATATTGCAAAAGGATTATACCAATTGTATGGTGAGTTATACGAATCTTTAAGTTTTTCAAGAGTGTGTATTAAAAATACATCTAATAATGTAACTAGAGGTGAGTTACAATCAAAAACCGATTTTCTAATTGTATTGAAAACTCCCATACGAATACTTGAAAAAGATATTGAAGTACGAATGACGAGAAAAGCGTTTAATACTTCTTCGTTGGCATCTAATAAGTTTGTTAGTAATGGTATGTACGGTTCACCATTTGGTAAAACAATTCCAACTCCACCACCAATTTCATGGCGTGGTGCACCGGATTGGTATGTAAGTGAAAGTGAAACTGAACTTAAAAAACCTACATTGTGGGAAACATTTAAAGAAATGGTTAATTGGGATAAATGGATTACTATATTATTTCCAATTAAACAATCATACGATGCCGTAAAAGAATTGTATGAAGAAAAGAAACCAAAAAAGATAAGAGCTAAAAAAGCAGCATTTTAATATGAAATTAATAATACAAAATTACGATAAGATAGTAACAGCGATGTTTCATAAAGAAAGATTTATTTGTACTGAAGCTATTGAAACGGATACAAATTATAGATTTCAATTCAGAGATGATAGTTCTGGTGTACACCGTTATATTTGGATTGAGGTAAGTAAGATTGGGCATTATAATGATATTGAGAAGGCATGGGAATACCGATTAAACTATCCTAATTGTCCAATTCATATTATAACTGCGAAATGGTTTGGAAAATTTACAAATGTGATGAGAACGTTTAGTAGTTGCTTAAAGGCATCAATGTAATATGAGAATAAATAAATTAAAAGGTGGGTTTAGACCTAACCAACTTATTAGAAAAGGATATAGTAAACCAATCAATCCTAAAAACTATGGAAAGGTTATAGTAACAGTTACACCAAAAGAACCAAATATGAAAAAGAAAAAATTACATATACAAAATTACGATAAAGAACTTACTACGATGATTTTTTGGGGATGGGATATTCTATCTGCGGATGAATCGGAAGAAGTATATACATTTCAACTTGTACATAGAGAAGATAAAAAATTGAGAGTATATATTACTTTGGGTAGAGAACTTCAAGTTGCACCTGTACCATATTATCCAGAAATGATGTATCAAGTTTATATTAACGATGATAAAGGTGAATGGGATTATAGGGGTTGGTTTAGAGGGCATGATTTGAACTATAAAAACTTTTGGGGAGTGATAGAAGAAGTAGTTGATAAATACCATCCATTAATACCTTTTTAATTATGCTAACAATAGAAAATTTTAAGAAGATACAAAACCAATGGTATGGTGATTGGCAGATTGGTAGAACCGATGAAGGTAAACAACATTATGCTTTGCAGGTCAGACACAAAGATGGTAAACGTACAGCAACATTAGTTATATTTAGGGAAGGTAAATTGGATTCGGAATGGGGTGAAGTTACTTATGATATAAAATTAATGGATGATGATGTTGGTAATATAATAGAAGATATTATATATAAAGGAGTATTAGACGATATGGAATTATTTGGTGAGGCATTAGTAGTTTATTTAAACACAATATAAAATGGAAAATTTAAAAAGATTAATTAACGATGTAGAAGGATTTCCGATTGACGGAGTAACTTTTAGGGATATAACACCACTCCTTTCAGATGGTAGAGCATTTCAATCTGCGATAGATGAAATGGTGGTTTTAATAGATGAAAACTTTCCATGTCATTCGGTTGCAGGAATAGAGGCAAGAGGATTTATATTTGCTTCCGCAATCGCAGGAGTAGATAGTAAAGGATTCGTTCCTATTCGTAAGGCAGGCAAGTTACCACCACCTACAATAAAAATAGATTCATCCAAAGAGTATGGGCATGATGTATTAGAGGTTAAAGAAGGTAAAGGTGATATAGTGATTGTAGATGATGTTCTTGCTACTGGCGGAACTCTACTTGCGGCAGAGGAACTATTGAGGTTAGCTGGGTATAATGTGATTGGGGCAGTAACCCTTATTGATTTAACCTATTTACACGGAGATATCCGAATTGGTGGTAAAAATGTGGTATCCTTAATAAAATATTAAAAAAGATTTGGCCGTTTGGAAAAATCTTCGTATATTTGTTATAACAAAGTACATAAAGTATGTTTGTGGGTGGGGATTTCCCCTAAAACTCAAAGGTCTATTTCGTTTCATACCTGTTGACAAACAAAACTGAAACACTAAACATTAAAAGCCGGAAGGCACTATTATTATGGTAAGTAAAACAAAAACTACCAATTCATCTATTATTGATGAGTTGAAGGATGCTGTGATAGACTATCAAAAAGCATCAAGCGTAGCAGCACAACAAAAAGTAAAAAAAGCTGCAAAATTTGAAAAAGAAGTTGAAACACTTCTAAGAAAGTATGGGTTGTTGCCCAATCAAAAAGATAGTAAAGGAGATTATATCTCACTTACTGGTTCTCCATTCAAAACTAAATTCTTTCCGAATTACATCACAACCGATGCGGGTGTAAAGATGGTACATCAGAAATTAACCGATTTCTGGGTTCCAAAGTATAACCTATTGGTTGAATGTACAACTTCAATATCAGACACGAAGGAGAAAGAGTTTTATATCTCAAAACAATCCGTTGATGAGATGAATAAACAAAATTACGGTGGTATAACACATGATTATGTTGTATTTGTGCAATCACCCGCAGCCGATATTATGGCTAAAAGATTGGAGAAAGCAGGAGTGAAGATAATATATTCATTACCTAATATTGAAAAATATATTGCTGAAAAAGCATCGGAAAAAATTGAAATTAAACAATTGAATGTTGGCGTTATTGAATACCATCAAATAGATGATATTGTAAAAAATACGGTAAATAGAGAAACTAATTGGCCGCATGTTTGGAACTTAGTAGAATCAATACTAACTATATTAGGAAAATCCAAAGTACAAGTAGGAATTATTAGACCATTTACTGCAATCAAAGTTAATGGTGAGGTTTGTTTAGTAGATGCACATCACCTTAGAGAAGCAGTTAAAATTGTAAGGGATATGTATGGATATCAAATAGATAAAGTACCTGTTATGATATTGGCACATCTTAACAATGTTCATCCAGAAGAGGTGACTCAACTTATGAGTTCTATTAATGTAATTGTATTGAATTGGGATAATTTTGGTTATGTGAAAAGTTGGAAAACAACTTATGAAATGACAAAAAATGATGAAGCATTATATCCTTATAAGAAATTATTTGATGATATGATTGAATTATCCAAAGATTTAAAATCTAAAGATTATACAACCGGTGGTGTAAACCTTCAGGCGTATTGTATTGAAGATTCCGAATCCATTTCAAAGTGGGGAGAGAATCTAAAAAATATGAAAACCGGTAATTTACGTTTTGATGAAGAACATTATGAAAACGTGTTGGTTAAAATTAAAAACGCAACAAAGACTTTTCACAAAGCTATTGTTGCACATAGAGAGGCTATGGCAAAACATCCTAGTCATAGAAAAGGTGGTAAGTTGATTATCATATCCGGAAATGGAGCTAAGAAAGTAACCGAATCAATTGATTTAGTATCGGCTAAAGCAAACTATCTTAGACAATTCGCAACATCTCTAAAATCTCTATATTTCACAAATAGAGATGTGTTTGATAAAGCGGTTGATAATATTAATGAGGGGTTCTGGAAAAAGGTTGGATTACCTACACCAACGTTAAACGAAATGAACGTTATTGAATATGATTCAATCAGAGAGTTTCCAAAGAAACCAAATGAACTCAAAGAGTTTATTGAGGGTTCTTTTACAAAAGATAAAGTAACAAACATTAAAAATTGGAACAAAAGCCAGTTAGCAAAATATGTAACTTTTATGTATTAATAATCAAAGGGGAGTTTAATCGCTCCCCTTTTTAAAAACAAAAAAATATGGAATTAAATTTAATTGAACTTACTCACAAGTACTTTAACTTGTTTTTGAGTAAAAACCCAAAAGGGTTGGAAGAATTGTATAGTGAAGATATTACCCTAACTGATTGGAATGGACAATGGAAGGGTAGATTAGCTGTACTTGAAATGAATGAGAACCTTTTTAACAATGAATTTCACTTAAAGATTGATGAGGTTCGTATTAGTGGCAATCGTACATACGGTCACATACAATTGGAAATTGGTGGTTCTACACTTAAAATAGTGGATGTAATTGATTGGACTAACGATGGTAAGATAAAGCATATTACTGCGTATAGTGGATAATTAGTTTCCATTATATTTATATGTATGAAAATTTTGAAAGAAGATTTAGAAATGTTGAAAGAAGATTTAGGTATTCTTACATATCCGGTGGGTTTACTCGTTCTTTTCGCAATTACTTCCTTAATAAAGGCGGTGAATGGACCGAATAAAGGATATAAAGATACACCTGGTAGGCCATTACCAAACGAAAACGTTATTAATGCGTTGAATGATATGTGGGATAATAAACCATTTGTAAAAGATTTTGCAAAAATACTTTCTGACGAAGGGGATATTGATGAGCTTGACAAACAAATTAGAACCTTAAAAAATTCAAAAAAACCACAACTTTTTGATATAGAATCGCTTTGGAGAATGGTTAATAAAACCGATTTTGAACCAGCATCTGTATCTAAAAGGATTGTACAAAGATTATTAAACACTTCTTCTTACAAAGGAATAGTAAAGAAATATAAATTTACAAAAGAAGATGAACAATATTTTGCAAAACTTCTATTATTGACATTAATGAGTGCTGACTTTACTGATAATGCTAAACAGTATATTTTAAAAACAATAAAGCCATTGCCGTTTTTACAAAAGCTTGGCAGAAATATATCCGCAGTTCAATTGACTAGGCCGGATGGACGATAAAAAAGGGAAGTAATTACACTTCCCTTTTTTATTTTAATCTAATAATAATTTTTCATCACCATCATCGTTCTGATTTACATACGCCGATGTAGTTGTAGTAGTTCCTGTTAATGTATATGCTCCACCACTACCATTTGATGTTGTATAAGTGATTGTACTTCCGCTTGGAAAACTTGTTGAACTAAATGTACCACCTGTTGTAATAGTGCCACTTAACGGAGTTATTGTTGGTGAAGATATAGTTGTCCATCCACCACCAATTTGATTAGGAGTTCCCCAACCACCAATACCAATAGGAGTACCAATAGTATCATTCACTTCTTTTAGCTTCTCTCTAATTGTATCAAATTGCTTTTTACTAATATCATATCCGTTGATAGCATCTAAAAATCCTTTCAACCATTGTGTATATTCTTGGCTAGTCATAATAATTTATTTTTACAAAGATACAAAATGTTTTTGATTATACCAAATAAAAACCCCCATATTTCTATGAGGGTTTGTTTGATTAGCTAATATCAACTTTGTCTTTAATTTACTATTACTTCTTTAGGAATCCTTTAGCGAATTTTACTAAGAAAGGAACAGCGAAGTATCCAACTAATCCACCTACAAGGAAGTGAAAATTGAATACGAAATCTACAATTGTTTGCATGTTTCTATTTGTTTAAGTTAATCAAAATAACATAATAATAAAACAAGCGCTAATTTGTTTTAATAAATATCGTACAAAATGGTATGGTAACATTAACTATCCACATTCTGATAAACAACTTTAATTGTGATAGTTAATAAAATATATTATACTATAATAGTGATATAATAATATTGGCTGTATCATTATTGATTGGTACTTTAAAATACTCAACATCGTATCTTTCAAGCATAGAAACAATTTCTCTATCAATCTCTATACTTTCTTCTAACTTTTGAAATCTTCCATCTTCTTGATACATCGCAGGGTCTCTTTCCAAAACTATATTTAATGAATCGTAATTAGAATGCAAATCAACAATAAACTCGTCAAACTTATATCCATAGAACATCGCAGGATATTCTGGTTCTTCATTGTATCTATCTTTATAGATTAATCCAAATAGAATTGGTGAATCAACAATAATATAATCAACCTGTCCATATAGACGAGAAATGTTACGGTGTTGATTAGCGGTAATATAAAATTGGTCTTTAACTGCGTAAACATTTCTTTCCCAAGCTTGTAACTTTGGAAATTCATAAGGCATCTCAACATTGTATCCTGCCTTTTTCATCTCATAATACAAACCCGCTGCTTGTGTGGATTTACCAATTGAAGGTCCACCGAATAGATTAATAATTTTGCTCATAATACAAAGGTACGAAAATTTATTGAAAGGACAAAATAAAGGGGAGAATTTCTTCTCCCCATTTATTATTAGTTAAAGATATATCTTACACCCAATTGAATTTGGTAGCGAGAACTAAATCCTACGTTATCTCTGAATGAATCAGTAAACGGAACTTTGTTTCTTCCATCTAAATAAGGGAATGAGAATACCGGAGTTTTTCCATCAGTATCCAATCTTACAAATGTAAGTGGAGTCATTGTTGTTGGTGTTTGGTTTACACCCCAATTTTTACTTAGGAAGTTTGTGAAGTTATAGATATCAGCTGTGAATCTTAAAGTATGTTTAGTATCTTTATATTTGATATAAACATCTTGTGTAAAGTTCAAGTCTAATCTATTAACCCAAGGTAGAACTAATGCTTGTCTTTCTGCAAATTGACCTCTACGAGAGTTAAGGTATTTGTTGCCAGAAATGAAAGCATCTAATTGATTCCACAATTCAGCCTGTGTACGGGTATCAGCTACACCACTTACTGCACTTGCATTTACCAATTTAATTTGAGATGCATCGGCTGGAACGAACATCAATTCATTACCATTGAAACCATCATTGTTTAAATCACCTGCGTATGTGTACGATAGTGAAGATTGTAATGGGTTAGGAGAACCTTCATACAATAAACCAAATGAAGTTCTTGTATTCTTAAAGAACTCTTTACCATATACCAATGAACCTACAATTCTATGAGGTAAGTAGTTGTTTGAAAAACCTGCTTCAAAGTTATTAGGGTCAGTTGATGTTGGTCTAGCTCCCCACATTGTAAATGCGGTTGAACCATTGATTGTAGCATCTTTTGCTGTTTGACGAGTATAAGATGCGTTTACTGCTAAGTTCTTAAATTGTCTTTGAACTTGTAATGTACCAAACAATACATAACCAATGTTAGCATTGGTCATATAGATTGCATTACCAATATTTGGATTGGTTGGTGTTTGTGCGGTTCCGGTTGCATCATAAACTGAACGTTTAATAAAACGAGTTTGTCCATTTGCTAAAGTTATATTACCAGTTGAAGGTAATGCAACGTTTTGGAAAACGGTAGCGTTAATGTTCTTAATATATGTACCTTCCGCAGTTACAGTCCATCCTAACACTTTCTTATCAACTGCTAAAGTTGATTTCCAAACTTGCGGATATTTGTAATTAGGGTCAGTTACGTTAAGTGAATACGCTCTTGATAAACCTGGTGTTGGAGTTGGTCTATATGCATCAATGTTTGGATTAAACATATATCCTTGTCCATTTGTAATAGAACCGAATAATGCCATACCCGTATTAGATGCTTGGTTAGAAATCCAAACGAAAGGTGGAGGGCCTTGGAATAATCCTGTACCACCACGAACTTGTAAAGTTTGGTCATTATACACATCCCAGTTGAAACCAATTCTAGGCGATAATTGTAAAGCATTTTTAGGTGCTAAACCTGTGTTTAATCTTACACCACCATAGAATCTACTAAGTGTATCAACTACTGGATTGAAAAGGAAGTTATCAGCAAATGCTACATAATCCGCTCTCAAACCATAAGTGATTGTTAAGTTATCTTTTACTCTAAATTTATCTTGAGCAAATAAACTTAATTCAGTATTCTTTGGACCAACTAATGGGAATTCACCGGTTAGTGACCAAGACAAATCATACACAGCTGCTGGTTTTGTACCTGCTGCCGATGCGTAGAAATCAGCTAAACTATTGAAACGGAATGCACCTGCGTAGTTAGGTGAGAAGCCATTCTTATATTGTTTAAATGAATTTTGTGTACCAAATGTAAATTCATGCTTACCTTTGTATAAGTTGAAAATATTATTCAATTGAATTACATCTGAATTCAATGCGTTACCATAAGTGAATCTTTCATAACCAAAAGTTGTGAAAGGTAAACCATTACCATCTAATATGTCCACTTGTGGAAAATTACCAGCTGTTAGTGTACCTCTGAAATCTCTTAATTTAGTGTATCCAATTTGTAATTTATTGTTAGCTGAATTAGAGAATCTAGTGTTTAACTCACCGATGATGATGTCTGCGTTGTTATTAATTGTATAACCACCACCATAAAACGGCATTGAAGTTGTACTTGGTCTTCTACCATTTGATGAGTTTACTGATTGTGAGTTAGATGCTGGAATATCTGCTGATGAACGTAATAGTGTATATTTCAATGAGAATGAATTTTTACTATTAATATTCCAATCTAATTTAGTAGTCAATCTTTTTGATACTGAACCATATTGGTATCCTTGATATGCACCTGGATCGTAATTATATTTTTCAATTAAGAACTTTCTCAATGCATCCAAATCAGATGCTTTAGCTTGAGATACGTTGATACCATTTGGTGTATTATTAGCGTCAGCTGCTACCCATTGTGTACCAGGTTCCATTCTACTTTCTTGTTCACCATTTACAAAGAAGAACAATTTGTTTTTAACAATTGCTCCACCTGCGGTGAATCCTTTTAAATCATAAGTGAAATCTTGCTTTGGTAAAGTTACATCACCAACTTTGTAACCCTGTAAATCTTTATTCTTAAAGAATTGGTAAACCGAACCGAATGATTGGTTCTTACCACTACGAGTTACGGTGTTGATTGAACCACCCGCGAAACCACCGAACTTTACATCAAAAGGTGAAACGTTAACTTGGATTTGCTCAATCGCATCTAATGAGATTGGTTGTGCTCCAGTTTGACCACCCAATGTACCATCACCTAAACCGAAAGAGTTATTGAAGTTAGCTCCATCCAAAGTAACGTTATTCAATTGAGAAGATAAACCACCAAATGATAAGTTGTTTTGCGAAGGTACTAATTTAACTAAATCTTTCCAGCTTCTATTAACGTTTGGTATTCTCTCAATCAATTGTCTGTTGATAATCTCTTGAGAACCATTACGGCTAGAGTTAAATACCTTACTTTGTCCTGAAGTTACTACTACTTCTTTCAAAGTTGTTGATGCTTCTTTCAAAATAAAGTTTGCCTTGTGTGACTGACCCAATAACAATGTAATATCGTCTTGATGTTCTGCTTTGAAACCAATTGATGTTACGTGAATTGAATACGGTCCACCGATTTTCAAGTTTGGCAAGTTGTATCTACCATCAGTACGAGAAGAAGTTGTGTACTTCGTACCCGTTGGCTGGTGAGTAGCTACAATTGTTACACCTGCTAATCCGGCTTTTCCATCAGAAACCAAACCCTGAATTTCAGAGGTAGTTTCTTGCGCACTTGCTCCAAATGATAATAGTGTTATCACTACCATAAGGAGAAATTTTCCGATTTTTTTCATGTGTTTTGTTTTTTGTTTAAATTGTAACCATTAAAAATAAAAAAGGTATAGAGATTACTCCCCATACCCTTTTAGAGTTTATGACTTTTTACAGTCAAATTCGTTATATATAAATTTGTATATGTATATTCTACATTCATAGGCTTTGAAACATTTTTTACCCTTATAACTATATCCATTTTTTGTAAAAGTTTAACAAATATACGAAAAATTTTCCACCAAACCAAATATTTTGAGATAAATTATTGAAGGTCAATGACTTATAAGTGGTTGATAATCAGATATTTATAAAAAACTCAAAAAAGTTCATAATTTGTTGATTTTCAATGACTTATGAGGGTATTTTTATGAAAAAAAATTTGGAAAATTGGAAATTTTTTCGTATTTTTACATAGTAAAAAGATTATGATTATGAAAAATTATGAATTAACGTTAAAACGAGCCGATATGATACAAGCGGGAGCTTACGATGGACGTTTTCGTGAAAAAACAGTAGTTGACAAGAAGAAAAAAGAGAAAAAAGAGTGGGCTCGTAAGAAATTCACCTTTGATTTTAAAAATTGTAAATAAAAATTAAGAAATATGAGAACACCGAATCAAAAAGCATTGGATTATTTGAAAAGTAACCCTATTGTAGCTAATTTTATTGAAAAATTGGATAAAGAACGTAAAGAATATTACGAAAAATGTAATATGCCCAATCAATACAAACCGGTAGTGATTGAAGTTGGTAATAAATTCATTAGAATTTGGCAAGGTACATCTTGTTGGGGATTTATTAGTAGAGTTGATGGTGATTTGAAAGGTTCACCGATAAAAAAAGGTGATTTATTGAAAGCAGCCACTTGGAAAGCACCGGCAAAGCATGCTAGAGGTAATATTATAGATGGAACTGCCCAATATGGTGTGTATGGACCGGAATATTTAAAATAATTTGATGGAATTAAGACCGAATCAGATAGAACCTGTAAAAAAGGGTGTGGAATTCTTTAAAAGTAAGAAGCCGCACCCTTCAATCATTGTTGCCCCTACCGCTTTTGGTAAAAGTATCGTTATTGCTGAAATTGCTCACCAATTGGGTGAAAAAATCCTAGTTATTCAGCCTTCAAAAGAGTTATTAGAACAAAATTACAATAAATTCATCAATTTAGGTGGAAAAGCATCAATTTACTCCGCATCTATGAATGAAAAGGAGATTGGTGATGTAACTTATGCTACAATTGGTTCAATTGTTAATATTGCTTGGAAATTCCACGAATTAGGGATAAAAAAGGTGATTATTGATGAATGTGACCGTTTTCCGAGAGAACCAGATGGTATGTTAAGGAGATTTTTAACTGCATCTAAAATAACACACATATTAGGATTAACAGCAACCCCTTTAAAGTTACAAACTAATATGGACGAGTTTGGAAAACCATTTTCAAAGTTAGTAATGCTTACTTCAAAGAGTAAAAAGGGTAATTTCTTCAAAGAAATCATCCACGTTGCTCAAATTAAGGAAATGGTGGATTTAGGATTCTGGTCACCACTACAATATGAATCATACGATTTTGAAACCGGTGATTTAGTCTATAATTCAACAAATGCGGAATATACCGAAGAAAGTATTAGAAGGGCGTACAAAGACCAGGATATTGCAGGTAAGATAATTCGTAAAATTGCTCAATTACCGGATAGAAAATCAATATTAGTGGCAGTTCCTTCAATTGAAGAAGCAAAAGAACTTTCAACCCGTCTACCAAGTTGTGCACCGATATATAGTGGTATGGCGGATGCCGATAGAGATAGAATAATAGATGAATTTAAAAGAGGTGTATTGAGAATCATCGTACAAGTTACAATCCTTTCAGTAGGGTTTGACCATCCACAACTGGATTGTATCATTACGGGGAGACCTACGGCTTCTTTGAGTTGGTGGTATCAATTTGTGGGTAGGGTGACACGTATCCATCCTGATAAGCAGAATGGGCTTATAATTGATTTCGTGGGGAGTGTACCAAAGTTCGGGAAAGTAGAAGATTTATATTTTAATTATGAAGTTCCTTTATGGAAATTATATGGAGAAGGTCAGAAGTTATTGACGGGTATTCCACTTCACGAAATAGGTTTACACAAACAAAACCAACCATCACCACACGATATAGCCGCTCAAGGTCCTGTGGTTAAGATGACATTCGGAAAATATAAAGATACTGAAATTCGTAAGATTCCAATTTGGTATCGTAAATGGATGTTAGAAAATATTAAATGGAATCCTTTCAACAAACACATTCAGCAGGAGTTACTCCGTCTTAAAGAAATCGGTATTTAGTTTAGTTAATATTTATTAGTATGAGTAAAATAAAATACTACATACTACGATATTGGGTTTCTTTCTCTTTTTTAGTATTAGCATATTATTTTTACGAACCACAATCAACAACCATTCATTGCTCTCCAAACATATTAATTAGTGTTGGGGAATCAAAAACTCTTTTGGGATTAGGTGAAATGACTTGGATGTGGATATTAATGGCAATAGCACACGGAGCAAATGCCTGTTATTGTGATATTAAATCATTGTTGAAAAAGAAATAATGATGATATCAACCACCATATCAAAGTTACTTAATCTTTTGTTATTGGTGTTTGGTTTTGTTTTCTTTTTGATTTTTACACAACAATTGAAATATAGATATTATCAATGGATAGGGTTGAGAAGTGTATGGGCTAAAAAGATATTATTTAAAAAATTAATAAAATAAGATGTACGTTATTCATAAACAACTTATACCAAAAAACACACTTATCTGGGTATTAAAAATAAACAATAGTGATGATTTGCATTCTTTTTCTACGTTAGAGGAAGCCGAATTGAAATTAAATGAATTGAAAAATTCTGATACCGATGGTAGAGATTATAAAATTTCTATAAAGAATGAGGATGGTAGTTTTTCAGAACTGTAAGCTGCTCCAAGTTCCTAGTTAAAGTCTTTATTTATACTGCTTCCTTGTTTCCCTGCTTAAATAGTCTAGTGTCAATAACTATTGTCAAAAAATCCCAAACGTAAACAAATGTGGAAAAATTTTTTAGTTTTTCAAATATAGTTTGTTTTGCTTGGTAATATCAGGAATTATTCGTATATTTGTAAAAAGAATAAAAATATCTACATATATGCCTGCTAAACCAAACATAAGAAAAGACGAATTTATTAAGAAAGAAATGGTAAACGGTCCTCAACATTATGGGGGTGTTGATAATCCATACGAAGTGATTAAAGTATGTGAAGCATGGGGGTTAGATAAGGATGCGTACCTATTCAATGTAGCTAAATACATAGCAAGAGCCGGCAAGAAAGACCCACAAAAGGAATTAGAAGATTTAAAGAAAGCTGCATTTTACCTTAATAGAAAGATAGAAAACCTACAAAAGTAAAGAATTTGATAGGGATATATTTATCCTTATGGAATATCAAAACTTATTACTATATCCAAACGTATATCCGTCAGTTGATAATTATGGAAGAACCCTTGATGGTAACTTCGCCGTAGTTGGTAATTACGAAAGGGATAATGTAAAACCATATACAAATCCAAGTCTAGAAAATATAGAAATTATTGATAATACTTCGTTTAGATTTATTCTTGCAGTAAAAGAATCTAATATATCCGATGAGATACGATATTTCACTTCTCAACCTTTTTATGATGATTTATTAATATCAATAACTGAAAATAATCCCTATTTTATTAATAACGCTTTAAATGAGAATTTGTTTATAAGAGTTACACTTGATAAACAAATAGCTGTATTTAACGATTTGAAGTTAATAGATTTAGCAACCGGTGTAAAACAAAACCAAAATCTTTTTTTAGTAGCAGATAATAGCGTTGATTACATTACATTAGTTCAATATATAGATTGGGTTGTTGGAAGAGTTAATCCGGATGATGATGATAATAATGGAGTTTTACCTGCTGAAAAAATTGCTGATTATGAAATTGGGGAATATGACCCAGTAACCGGTGAGTTTACTCCAAATAGTGCAAAAGCTGTTGCGTTAGCAAATAGATTAGAAAGTTTATATTTGGAGTTAGAAGAAATTGAAGAAGCGATTGCAGCTATGCAAGGCGATATACCGGCTGCTCCAACAAAAAGAAAAACATCGGTATTAGAAATTGTTAGTTTGGGATTGGGAGCGCTTAGCGTAGTAAAAGGAGCTAGTGCTATCAAATCATTAGCAGCTGCAGAAAAAGCAGGAAAAGCACTTGGAAAAGGTGCACAATTAGCGGCCGTTACAGTAGAAAGAAAACTTCCAGTAGTAGGAGAGTTGAATAAGGCCGGAATGAAATCATTAGCAGATAAGGTATCACAACCTGGATTTACAAATGCATTAGGACAACCACTGGCAACGGAGGCAACAAAACAAATAGCTAAAAAGGCATTTAATTTAAAAAACGTAGTAAATAGTGTAAAAACTGCGGCAACTCAAACCAGTCAGTTTATAAGTAATAAATCTAAACAAGTTTCTGGATTAATCAATAGAGCGGCTGGTACACCGCTTGGTGCAGCCACAATCCAAACTGCTATTGCAGCTAGTGGTGTAGTTGCAAGTAGTAAGGGAACTGTTCAACCAAAAGGAGCAGTAGCAGTAAAAGTACTAAAAGAAGTAAGAAAAACTGCAACCATAGAATTAGGAAAAGCGGTAGTAAAAAGAGCTATTACAAAAGGAATTATAAAAGGGGCTGGGGCGAAGATATTGGGTGCGGCTACTGGTCCAATTGGAGCGGGTATTATGGCTGCAGTTGGTATAGTGAAGTTTTTTGTTGGTAAGGCAAAACAGAAAAAAGAATTCAAAAAACAAAAGCAAGCATATGATAAATCAATGGCTGAATTAGAACGATTAACTAAGCGAAAGGAAGATATTGAATTTGAAATAAATAATATAACAAAAAGCGGTAAATTAACAGTTGATGGTAAACCAAGAGGAGATGATAGATTTTCATCAACACAAAAGTATTTCCAAAATATAGGAAGAACTATTTTAGAAAAACAACAACAGCAAGAAAATAATACACAAACTTCGTTTGGATAAACTTCTTTATTTATATTTATAAGTAATAAAAAGGTTGCCGATGGTTAATCCGAATGTTGCATGGAAGAAGTACCTTAATAGTAGTAATCCTATTATTAACCGATATCTTAATGAATACGGTGATAATATACTTCACCAGACATTTCAAAGATTAACGTCAGCAATTACATCTAAAAAATCTCACATCATTTTATTTCGTTTTAAAGATTCCGATATTGTTTCCAAAATCGGTAAGGATGAATATATCCCAGCATTAGAACATTTATTAAACCTTTGTATTAAATTAGAAAAATACGAATTATGTAGAGATATACATAATAAATTGAAACTTATTAAATTAAAAAAAGCTAGGGGAAACCCCAGAAGTGTTACGGCCACCAAACCAAAAAAATAAATTGATATGGCTAAAAAGGTTAGACAGGAAGAAGTTCCAGCGGAAGTAGTTAAAGAGTATAAGTTATCGTATCCAAAAGTTATAAAGAAAATAAAATTTAAAACATTCAATCAAAAAAGATTTTACAAAGCAATTGAGCATCCCAATCACAATATTATAATGGGACATGCTTTAGCAGGAGCAGGAAAAACATACATATCAATTCAAAAAGGTTTAGAGTTATTATTACATCGTTTGTCACATATTGAAAAATTAATTATTATTAATCCAACCGTAGATGTTGGTAACGAAGATAAGTTAGGGCATTTGCCTGGAGATTTAATGGAAAAGATTGCAGTTCACAACGAATCATCTCTTTTTATAATGCATAAAATTATTGGACCCGTAGAAACAAAAAAGTTAATAGAACAAGGTAAAATTGAGTTTAGAGTACTTAACTTTTTAAGAGGTATAAACTTTGAAAAAAGTTATGTAATTTTAGATGAAGCACAAAACGCATCACCACATCAATTAAAAACTTTAATCACTCGTATTTCGGATGATACAAAGTTAATTATTGAAGGTGACCTTTCACAATGCGATAAGTACCGAACTAATGGTTCACCCGCTTACACAAAAAGTGGATTCTTTGATGTGTGGAAACGATTGGGCAAACTTAAAGGTGTTTATCAAATAGAATTTACAAGAGAAGATTGTATTCGTTCAGGTATTGTTAAAAGAGTACTTGAAAGATATGAATTAGAAGAACAAATAATTTTAGGTGAAAATAACCCTTATGATTTAGATTTCAGTTTTAAACCATTTCCAGACGAAGATGAACAGGAAATCGTTGAAAATGAGGAAGTTATAACTAATTGATTTTCAATGACTTATGAAAAGGGGACGTAACTAGTTGATTTTCAACACGTTATTTCCCCTTTTTTATTTGGTAATATCAGGTATTTTTCGTATCTTTACTATGTAAACAAATTGAGAGATTATGTCCCAAAAAAAGATTGTATGGATTGATATGGATGGGGTGCTTGTTGATTTCAATGGGCACGTTGAAGAAACTATATCAAAGAATGTATTTTTAAAAGAAAATTATAAGGGTAGGTATGACCATATACCTGGTATTTTCAGAAACCCAAAACCAGTTGAAGGAGCTATTGAAGCTATCAACAAATTAGCAGAAAGTGGTAAGTACGAATTGTATATAGCTACTGCGGCCCCTTGGGGTAACCCGATGGCGGCTATGGATAAGCGATTTTGGATTGAAGAACACTTTGGTAACTTATTCAAAAAGAAAATGGCAATAACTCACCTTAAAGGTTTATTAATAGGTGATTACTTAATTGATGATAGAATCGCAAATGGAGCCGGAGAATTCAAAGGTGAATTATTACGATTCGGATGGTCTTACGAAACAAAATTATTTAACGAATATCCTACTTGGGAAAGTATCCTTAAAAAATTGTTATAAAATGAAAAAACTATTAACCCCTATTGTTTGCTTGTTTTTATTAATATCTTGTCAAAAAGATGAAATATATCCTGAACCAATTTTAAATTACGAATTGGTAATTGATTCCGTACTAAATAGAGCTGGTAATAAATCTTTACCAAAAGATAGTAATGGATATTATCATTTGGTTATAAACAATCCGTATTCTATACAACAAACGCATAGAGTAGTTGGAAGATTTTTAGTAAATAATAAACCCGCACAATATCCACATAAAATAGAATGGGAAAGTAATTTATTTTGGTCAACCAAAAGAGGTGATACTATTGCAACGATAAGTGAAACCTATATAAATTATTTTACAGGTCAATTTACAATTGTAAAATTACCACCGTTTATAGCACTTAAATCAGAATTAGTACCAACAACAAATATTGTATCATATACATCCAAAGATGGTGGATTCTCTAATATGATTGCTCCTATTAAAGAAATGATTGGAGATACGATGGTGTTGAAAGCAGAGAACACATTAAGTAAAAAAATAGTTTATACTAAAATAGTATTGGAATGAGAAAGAAAGAAGTAAAACTACCAATGACTCCAATAACCGAAGAAACGTTTATTAGACAAGGTTGGAAAAAGATTATAGCCGGTGATGGTATGGATGAAAATGGAAACGATGAAGAAGGTCATTACTACTGGACAATACCAATTCCAAAATATAGAGATGATGAATTTGCACCGATGTTAATATCAAGTGCAACCGATGAACAACTCTTAATGAAAGAAATTGGAATAAAGCCTGGTCAATTTTTTATAGAAATAATGGATATGGACGGGTTAGGGTTTTGTAGTAGTGAAGAAGAATTGGATATTCTATATTCAGCTCTTTGTGGAGAGGATATTGAAGAAAATTTGGAAATTCAAGAATAAAATCGTATATTTGTATTATGAAAAGTTACACAGAAAAACAATTGGAAGAAAATTACGAAAAGTTTCTAAACTTGGTTCGTAAAGCATGTAGTTCTAATCCTGAAAGATTGGAGAAACTATTAAAGATGTATTCAATGGACGAATTAGGTCCTAATTTGATTATATCACCTGCGAGTGGTAATCTCAATTATCACAATGCGTATGAGGGTGGATATATTGACCACGTTATGAATGTTTGTAAGAACGCACTTCGTATGAAAAAACTTTACGAAGAAGCTGGTGGTATAGTTGATTTCACCGATGAGCAGTTATTATTTGCAGCACTTCATCATGATTTGGGTAAGTTAGGTATTAAAGACGAATTACACTATGTACCAAATGATTCAAAATGGCACATTGATAATAGAGGTGAATTGTATAAAAGAAATGAAAATATTCCTTTTATGACAATTACCGATAGAACATTCTTCACATTAAATCATTACGGAGTTCAGTATAATGAGAATGAATACTTTGGTATCAAACTAACCGATGGTCTATACGATGAAGATAATGAAAAATACTTTAAAGTATATGATACTTCAAAATACCTTCGTTCTAAAATTCAATATATACTACATTGGGCTGACCATATGAGTACAATTATTGAAAGACAAAATGCATAATTTTTAGCTACGGCTATATTTATAAACCGATAGAGCTGGCCAGCATATCGGCGTATCATCCAAAAGGAGATACAACTTAACGCTTAAAAAAGGTAAAAAATGAAAAACCAAATTCAAAGGGGATTCCCTACCCCACATTTTAGGGACGAGTTCTTCACTCCATTAGATACTTTATTTGATAAAGTATTTTCAGATGCATTTCCTGAATTAACAAAGGAAATCGGTATCAACCCATTCCAACAAAACGCGTATCCAAAATGTGACATCATTAACTTTGATGACCGTATTGAGATTGTAGCGGAAGTACCCGGTCTAACCAAAGAACAAATTACCATTGATGTAGATGGTGATGTGATTACATTAAAAGGAGAAAAAGCAAGTAAATCACAAGAAAAAGAAGGTGGAGTATATCTTCGTAGAGAAGTTAAACGTTCATCTTTCTTGAGAAGTTTTACAGCTGATTCTAAAATCTTTGATTTAGATAAGGTAAAAGCATCATTTGAAGATGGTGTATTGGAGTTACAAATACCAAAGAGAGAGCCTGAAAAACCAAAGAAAAGAACAATTTCAATAGGGTAATCCTATCAAAATACAGAAGAGGGTGGGTATCAAAATCCACCCTTTTTCTTTTTACTTATATTTATATAGAAACAAATAATAGTTTTATGAAACCTGAATACAAAATGAGAGCTCAAGAGAATTTAGAAGCAATTGCTAAAAGAGCTAAAGTTATTTCCGAAATGTTAAATGGTGAAAGACCAGTTAATCAAGATGAAGCAAAAAGAGCTGCAAAGGAAATTGAAAGATTGGTTGAATTGACAACAAACATTGTAGATTTAGCATAATAAAAATGAATTGGTTAAAAGTATTAGTTGGGCTTTCAGCAATCCTTGTTGCCGGATGTGCGGCTTATTTCTCTGTAACTGGATTAGGTGTACTATTTGCGGGAGCATCGGTTTCGGTAATGGTAATGGCAGGTTCATTGGAACTTGCTAAATTAGTTGCCGCAACATACCTAAAACAAGAATGGGATACATTAAAAGGATTTAACAAATGGTATTTAACTATATCAGTTGGTACTTTGATGCTTATCACATCGGCCGGTATCTTTGGATATCTATCAAACGCATTCCAACAACAAAATTTAGGATTACAAAAGATTGAAAGAGATATTGCGGTATATCAAACTCAAATCACAAAAAATGATGGAGAGATAGCCCGTTATACAACTCAATTAACTAACCAACAAAATATTCGTAACTCACAAGAGGCTAATTTATCTAAACAAATAGATAAAGATAAATCAACTTCAAGAGTTTCACAAATGATTAAAACTGCCGATAAAGAAATTGCATCGGTATCTAAACGTATTGATGAACTGACAAAACAAAACAATGTTGCATTAGATTCAATTAACGCAATCAAAAATAACAACATTGAATTAGAAAGAGAAGTTGGTGGATTTCGTTTCGTAGCAGAAGCATTTGGAGTACCACTTAATACAGTTGTAAAATTCTTTATATTCATTATAGTAATTGTATTTGACCCGTTAGCGGTTGCATTGATTATTGCATTTAATGGTTTACTTATGAAACGTAAAGAAGAAGATGATTTATCAGATTGGGATGCTACATTAGGGGATGGGTTAGATGATGATTATAAGGAATATGAAGTATATGGTGATAAGGAAAAGCAAAAAGAAGCCATAGTTGAAACGATGAAAGGAGATGAGGAATTGGGATTATACGATGAATATGGGGAGAATACATTATTAGGCGATGAAATGGAAGATTACATTAACAAAACGAATGAGGAGCAAATACAAAAGGAATTAGAAGAAGCCGAAAAAAAAAACGAAACTGATACCACTCCAACAAATTTGGAAACAACTGAAATAGATGACGAGCTAAAAATGCTAACAGCTGATTTTTCACCAAGAGCAATAGACTTGACCGGAGATGGTAAACCAGATGGCATAGATACCGATGGTGATGGTTTAATAAATGAATTTAGAGCTAGAAGTACTGCTCGTATGAATGGGGAAGATTTATTACCATATTATGCTAAGCCAAATTTTAATTGGGATGACCGTAAGAATTGGATAAATGACCAAAACGCTGTTAATTATTGGATAAAACACATCAAACCTTCTCAATATCCAACCGATTTCTCAAGTAAATCATACTAATATTTGGTAAATTCATAAAGTTTTCGTATATTTGTATAACAACAAATAATACTAAAATGATGAATTTAGGATACGCTTGTATCAATATGAGTATGGGTAAGAAAGTATCTACTAATCGAGCTATGGTTAAGAGAACTTTCCAAACAAAAGGTTTAGACTATGTTTCTGAGCTTGCATTACTCAATGCAAAAGATATTATTAAAATTTTAGAGTGGAATAGATTGAATGGAATTAAATTATTCCGTTTATCATCTACCATTGTGCCTTGGGGTGACCATTTGGATTTAACTCAATTAAAAGATTACAAAGAGATTAAAAGTGAGTTAAAGAAAGCTGGTGATTTCGCTAAGTTTTGGGATATGCGTATTAATTCACATCCTGGTCCATTTGTTGTATTAACTTCTCCAAAAGAAGAAGTAGTTAAAAACGCAATTGCAGATTTAGAATTACATGCTAAAATATTTGATATGATGGGGTTATCTAAAACTCATTATAATAATATTAATATTCATTGTAATGGTGTTTATGGTGATAAAAAATCCGCTATGGATAGATTCATCCAAAACTTCAAAAGACTCTCTCCATCGGTTCGCAAACGATTGACAGTAGAGAATGATGATAAGGCATCTATGTATTCAGTTTTAGACCTTATGTATATTCACAAACATACAAATATTCCAATTGTATTTGATTACCACCATCACCAATTTTGTACAGGTGGATTAACCGAAGAAGAAGCTCTTAAATTAGCATCAGCAACTTGGCCTAATGGTATTACTCAAGAAGTACATTATTCAGAAGCAAGAGAAGGAAACAAACCACAAGCACATGCTGATTATATTAAACAATTACCAAACACATATGGATTGGATTTGGATATTATGGTTGAGGCAAAAGCAAAAGAATTAGCAATACTACCTTTTATTAAATGATGAATTATATAGCCATATTAACTTTTCAAATAATGTTTAATATCTTTAAGGTATTAGAAATTAAATTTACTTATGAAAATCAATTGACACGATTGATGCTTAATTCAGTATGGATTAATTTGGTATCACTTGCTTCGGTTTATTTCTCATTAGATAGTTTGTTAAAAGGTGATATGTGGGTACTGCCATTTTATATTGGTGGTAGTGTATTGGGTAAATGGATAGCTATGACTCAAATGGATAATTTAGAATCAAAATTATTTTTCTTTTTCAAAACTAAAACTGAAAAAAATGGCAAAGGCAAAACTAGAATATGATTTAAATGATGCCGATGATTCTATGGCACATAAAAGAGCTGTTAAATCATTGGATATGGCATTAGCATTGTGGGATATAACCCATAATACTAAAAAGAGGTTAGAGTGGAGTATGGAAGGTAAAGAAATAGATAAGTATGAGGCATTAGATATGGTATATGAAAAGATATATGAAATATTGGATGAACACAATATAAAACTGGATGATTTAATAATTTAATATGAATAATTTAGATAAACAATATAAAGAATTATTAGAAACTATTATCAACTATGGTGTTGAGAAAAAAGATAGAACCGGAACTGGTACTAAATCTATTTTCGGATACACTATCAGACATAATATGAAAGATGGATTTCCGGCTCTTACAACAAAAAAATTAGCGTGGAAGCAAGTTGTATCGGAACTACTTTGGTTTCTAACAGGTCAAACTAATATTTCTTTTTTACATAAACATAATAATCATATATGGGATGGTGATTATGAAAAGAGTGGAAGAACTGACGGTGAATTAGGACCTATATATGGTAAACAATGGAGAAAGTGGGATGGTAAGAATGGAAGGATTGACCAAATAGATGATTTAGTAAAAGAACTTAAAACTAATCCCGATAGTAGAAGATTAATGGTATCCGCATGGAATGTAGGTGAGTTGGACCAAATGGTTTTACCACCTTGTCATTATGGATTTCAACTTTACACAAAAGAATTAAGCTTTGAAGAAAGAAAAAAATATTTTACTGATTCTATAAATAAAAGTATTTACTACGCAGAAGATTTTGATGAATCTAAATTGGATGAATTAAATATCCCTAAACGAGCAATTTCTTTAATGTGGAATCAACGGAGTGTAGATACGTTTTTAGGATTACCATTTAATATTGCTTCATATGGATTATTGTTACATATTATAGCAAATGAAGTGAATATGGTACCTGATGAATTGATTGGTAATTTAGGTGATGTACATTTATATTCAAATCATATTAAACAAGCTAAAGAACAAATTGGTAGAAAACCATTTGATTTACCACAATTAAAAACTGATGCAAAGATAGACGGTATATGTTGTAATACACCTGATGATTTCATATTAGAAGGATATCAATCACACCCAACAATTAAAGCACCTTTAAGTAATTAATATGATATACGATGTAAAAATACAACATCCTAAAAGAGTTGAAAAGAAATGGGGATATGAATTATGGATACATAATGATACTGATTATTGTGGTAAGTTATTAGTATTTAATAATTCAGGAAATAAATTCTCAATGCATTATCATATGATTAAAGATGAAACTTGGTATGTGCAAGAAGGAGCATTTCAATTTGATTGGATTGATACCGAAAATGGTGAGAGATGTTACACACAAATACAGCAAGGTGATGTGATAGAAATAAAAAAAGGATTACCACATCAACTTACGGCACTAACTGATGGTGCTACAATATTTGAAGCGAGTACCCAACATTTTGACGAAGATAGTTACCGAATATACAGAAATCAACCAAGTGATTTAGAATAATGACAAAGATAACAAAACATCTACGAAGTGTAGAAGATATAAAAAAAGAATTAGAAGAATATCCGGAGAATATAAAATTCTATATGGGTTATATGGGATTTGAATCTCAACACGAAGGTTCAATAGATTATGTAGAAGAAAAAATTAAAGAATATAATAACATTATAAAAAATCCAAACAACAATGAATAAAGTTGAAGAAATTTTTAAAGCATGGAAAACTTCATTCAATCCAAATGAAGCACAAAAACAGTTAGCATCTTTAAGAATGGATATTTGTAATTCATGTGAACATAAGCAAGTAATTGCTTTTGCAAGATGCGGATTGTGTGGGTGTCCGTTGAGCGGTAAGATATATTCGCCAGTTGAAAATGCTTGCCCTGCAAATAAATGGAAATTAATTGATAAAGAATTTTTTGAAAATACTATTAAATATAAAAATAAATAAAATGAAAATAAAAAAAATTAGTGAGGCTCCAATATCTGCCGAAGATGTTTCTTCGTATAAATCATTGATATCTTCTTTAGAAGGCATTGTATTTAGTGCCGCGGATGTATTAATTGATAAACGAATCATTACTATACGATTGGGAAATAAAGAAGATGAATTAACTTTGGTAAACCCAAAAGTAATATCATTATCAGATAGACCATTGGTATATTTTGAAAAAGATACATATAAAGAAAATAAAGTTAGAAAAACAATTCGTTACCCTTGGATAGTATTGGAAACCGATAATTTAGGAAAAGTTGAATTTAAAGCAACGAGTGAAACATTTGATTGGAAAAGTGCTGATGAATTTTTTAGTGATGCCGGCTTATTGGAAGCTGTGTTAGTACAACGGGCTTTGGATGCAATTGATGGTATTGATATCACACATCCAACTCGTCAATATTCAGAAACCATTACAAAGGATAAAGCGCCTGGTAGAAATGAAAGAGTTATGTTACAAGGACCTGCTGGTGAAATGGAATTTGTAAAAAGCAAAAAGGTTGATTCTTACCTACAAAAAGGATGGAGTGTAATTTAAATTCTAAACAATGGCAAAATTAATATTTATCATAGATGAAGAAGAAAATAGAGAAGCTTCTAAAATAGAATTTGAAGTACCAAACGATATGGATGTTTGGGAATACAAAAGAATGTGTATGAGAATGGCGGGAGCTATGGGATATACATCGTTATCAGTAAGAAAAGCATTTGGTATAGAATATAAAAAAGATTTGAATTCAGAACTATCACAAATCTTTCAAACCGCTTATAGTGGCTCAATTGAATTAGCATGAAAGAAGTATTAGCAGCACAAAACGAAAGAATATTAACCTTACAATTGTTATTGGAAGCATTGGTAGATGAGTTAATAGAAACTAAAAAAATCAAGGAAGAAAAACTTGATGATAGATTTCAGGCTAAAATGGAATGGGCCCAAAGTGAAATAAAAAAAGCCAGAAACGAAATGGAAATAGATTATTTTAATAGTTCTATGTTTGGTGGTAAAATGGGTGAAGCTTAAATTTGGTAGTTTCAATAAAAAATTGTATATTTGTATATTAATTAAAATTTTATGGATTATTTAATTGGATTCTTACTAATAATATTATTACCAGCTTCAATAATATTTAATATCCTTCTATTAATTAGAGGGATAAACTTTGTCAAGCAAAATGAACAATTAATGGATACTATTAGAGATTACGATGATAGACAAATCGGTACTCAAATTAAAATAGAATCCATGCTCCAAAAAATGAAAGAAATTGATATTAGAGGTTCATTTGAATCCGATGATGAAGTAGGAGCTGTGTTTTCTGAATTAAAGGAAACAATAGAAACATATAAAAACGAAATCTAAAACATGCCTAGAAAAAAGAAGGAAAAAATGTATTTTACAATGGATACCGAAAGAGCCATTATAGAATATAACAAATCTGAAGATTTTAAATTTAGAAATAAAATTTACGAAGAAAGTATAAAATATCCATTTGAGAAATTAGCAGAAAATATTCTCAATACATTTAAGTTTTCATATTTTGATGTGTCCAAAGAAGATATTCAAATGGAAGTGGTATCTACTCTCATTGAAAAAATACATATGTTCAAAGAAGGTAAGGGTAAAGCATTCTCTTATTTTTCTATTGTTGCAAAAAACCATTTGATTCTAAAAAATAATGGTAACTACAAACGCTTTAAAAAGACTGCATTACTTTCTGAAATGCCTGAAAGTTGGAATCCTGAAGATGACTTTAGAGAAGTAGAACAAGGAAATGAGTTTGTGGAATTTAAAGATTTAATGCTCAAATATTGGGACCAGAATCTTACCAAAGTATTTACAAAGAAAAGAGATATACAAATTGCAGATGCAGTATTAGAGTTATTCCGCAGAAGTAGATTTATAGAAAATTTTAATAAAAAACATCTATATCTTCTTATCAGAGAGATGACCGATTGTAAGACACATTACATTACAAAAGTGGTAAACGAAATGAAGAAACATCAGGTAAAGATGTTGAATGATTATTTAGACCACGGAATGATTACATCCCCAAGTAACGATTTTTGGAAAGAGGAATATTTATAATCTATAAAGGATTATAATATGACAGATTTAGCTTCAATGTTATTACACAGCAGAACACAAGCACACGTGTTCCATTTAAGAGTATCTCCAAACGGATTAGCTCCACATCTTGCTTTAGAAGCATACTACGATGGTATTGTGGGATTAATAGATGGTTTGGTAGAAGGTTATCAAGGAATGAAAGGTTTAATTGAGTTCAAAGCAGTAAAAGGACTTGATAATGATGCATCAATTGAAAATATTGTAGCTTATTTTGAAGACCTATTAAAATTTGTACAAACAAATAGAAAAACCGAAGAATTATCAGCGAGTTGGATTCAAAATGAAGTTGATAATGTTGAGAAATTAATATATTCTACTCTCTATAAATTAAGAAATTTATAATTTAATATTAAAAATAATACTATTTTAAGAGTATCCAATATTTATGTTTGGATACTCTTTTTATTTGTGTCCAATTAGTTTCTGCAATAGTTTTACAAAATTTCGTTGTGATAAGTGTTCCGTAACTTGTTATACTAATATAATAAGCAGGAAAAATCATGCAATACATTAAATCAACTGTTTTGAACTTTAAAGAGTTATTGTTCAAAATGTTTTTACTGGGTGTTGGTCTTTTTATAGGATTTGCACTCGTATTCCAATTGTTCTTTGTATTTCTACAAATTAGTGGTAGAGAACAATGGGCTACCGAACTCTCTAATGAAATTACTCATAGAATTGACGGTACATTCAAAAATAATCCAGAAAATATTTGGTATGAGGAATCAGACCACGTCTGGGTTGAAGGTGTTGAAAACCAGGTTAAGATTGGTAAATTAGCCGGAAATCGTAATTTGGCATTCGGTGTAAAAAATATATTAGAAGAATATCTTCAGGAAAAAGGATATGATTTAGCACCAGATGCACCATACAAATTAAAGGTTAATATTGTTTATTTGGACGTATTAACTACAAAAACAAATATTTCAGTTTTTCATAAAGGAGAAGAAGAAGTGGTTGTGAGACTGCAGGGTATTCTTTACAAAGATGGAAAGAAGGAGAAAGAAGTTGTGGTAGAAGAAGGTTCATCTGAAATATCAATGTCTACGTTAATTGTTGACCAGGGTGGAAAATTCAATCAAACCTCCCTAAGCAACGCCCTTAAAAAAGCATCGGATAGTTTAATTAAAAAACTATTCGGTAAAAACGCAAAGTAAGATGAAAAAATTATTAACATTTTTAGGGATATTGGTAATATCTCTATTATCGTTCAAATCAGAAGCTCAAATAGTTGTAAACCAATCTATTTCAGCAGGACCTTATAAAGTTGGTGATACAATCACTATAACTTATACAGTAAATAAAGGAACTACATCACCTCGTTATTTTTGGTTGAGATACCAATTCAATAATAAGGCTTTAACGTACCTATCGACTACATTTACACAGGGTTCTCAATCTCAAACCTTTTATACCGGTTGGACTAACTATAAGTTTACACCAAAACAAAATGTAAGTGATACATCACTTTACGGACAATATCAGGCTACACCTTGGGGATATGCTGTAAATGCGGATTGGAACGTTGGGCAGTTGGCAATTCAAAGAGCTGACCAATCTATCAATGGTGTAATAGCAACTCAAAGATATATTCTTAAAGACCAAAATGTTTACGAAAACTTCCATGATTTAGATTTATCATATGCATTAGATAGTGCAACGGGTAACAACATTCCATTTGTAAGAACAACATCTGGTCCTTTATCAATTACCGGTGTAAGTGGTAATACATCTTTCTTTAAAGTAAGAGTACTATTCCCATCTGGATATAATATTGCTGACCACAACGTTCAATTAATGAGATTGAAAACAGACGGTACTGGTGATATTGATTGGTCACAACAACCACTTCAACAAAAAGCATTGGATGGTAGTGGTGAGGCTATATTCACAACAGGTGTTAAAGTTGGTGATTCGTTAGGTGTATTTGTATCACCTGCTTCACAAAAGTCTTGGATGAACAATGTGATAACTGTATCAGATGCATATAAATCATTTTTAGGTATTTCACAAACTGATATTAATGGTACATCAAATTATTTCACAAGACCAAACTTGGAAAGAAAAATTGGTAACATTACTAGAAATGATAATGTATTTACCGAAGCAGATTCTTATTTCGCATTTGCATATGTAATGGGACAAGATGTATCGGCAAATGCATTTGTACCAACATCAACCGCAACTTCTTGGAGATGGCAGAGTGGTTTGTTAAATCAAAGTTGGTTAGATGGAAATCAAAGATATAGAGTATATGTTACTCAACCTGCACAAACCGTAGATGCGGTATTTGCATGGGGTGGTGATTTAGATTGGTCACATTCATCTCATCCTGATACGGTAGCGGCAAGAATATCAGCAGGTATCTTTACAAACGCAGTAAATCCTGGCACATCGGATGTTACTACTATACAGAGTATGTCCACTATGGCAATGACTTCATACCAATCAAATTCATATCAAAGTGCTAAATTAGAGCAAGCATCTTTAAGTGTAGTATCTACATTAGAAGGTGGTAAAGTTGTTTTAAGTACTAGATTAACCAAAGAAGGTTTAGCAGGTTTGCAAGTTATTATGAATTATGATTCAACAAAATTAACATTGGATAACGTAATATTTGATGCTGGTTCTACAATCACCAATTTCTCAACGCATGATAATGGTAGATTGACATTTGGTTCTATTGACCAAATAAAAGTTTCTAGAATCAAAACTGGAATTCCATATAAATTAATCTTCACACCAAAAGTTCCATTAAGCAATACTGCCGGTTTATTCTTCTTTGTACTAGCAGATGCTGTTGATGCGACTGGTAAGAAGATAGAACTTGTAGTAGACTAATGAGAAACTTATTAATATTTTTATTTTTATTAATTACAAATTTAGGGTTCGGTCAGAGTGTATCTGCACCGGACTCTAAATCGTTTTTACCATCTACAAATGGACAAGATGCTAGTGGATTTGTATTGAGTGGATTTGGTTCTACTGAAACTCTATTAGCATCAATCAGTTTAGTGAATCCACCAACAGGTACAACATTTAATTTAACCACAACAACAGGTCTAACCGCAGCAAGTGGATTTACATTAGCAGGTAATAAAACTCGTTTAGTGGTAACGGGAACGATGGCTAATGTCAATATAGCATTAGCATCTCTAAAAGTAAACACAGGTTCGGTGAGAGGTAATATTGCATTATCGGTAGCAGCTACGGTTAATCCAACGGGTTTCTTTTATAATGGAACAAACGGACACTTTTACAGACCAATAACTGCAACCAACGAAAGAACAACATATACCAATGCAAGAGCAAGGTCTTTATTAACCACATTCAAAGGACAGACTGGATATTTGGTAACAATCACTTCCGCTGATGAAGATGCTTTTATATTCGCAAATGTACCTGCAACTAATGTATGGTTTGCAGCTACGGATGAAGTTGTTGATGGTAGATGGGTAATTGATGCTGGGCCTGAAAGAGGTACGGTAATGAAAACCTCAAATGGACATGCTACAGGAAATATTCCAGGTGTGTATAACAACTGGGCATGGAATGAACCAAATGGTGCTAATGGTAGTGAGAATTATGCAGTAGCAAAGTGGAATGGTGCAGCAAATTGGAATGATTTATCAAACCATTGGAGTAATCCTTATGTAATTGAATATGGAACTTGGACTAATCCTGATGATGCTACATTTACAGAGTTTTATACAAATTCGGTAACACATACAAACGGAGATGTATTAACTGCAAGATTTAATTTTGATTTTGGAACTAATATAGATGAAACTAAGTTTAGTGCAACTTTATTAGCGCAATCAAATAATCAATACCTACCAACTACAAATACCAACCGAACTCTAAATGGATTAGGTAGAGTAGATATTACAAATGATTTAGATACAGTAAAAATAACTGATGGAATTAGAGCAACTATAACACCAGGTCAAGTAGAATGGTCACTTATAAATCCATACGAAGCATCACGAAATGGACACCGATTGCAAATTGATGAAAGGGAGTTCTTTGGAACTGGTATAAACTTAAATCAAATAAAATCAGTACAATTATTTGATATATACGATGGCCCTATTCAACCTTTGGATTTTGGTGGATGGTGGAAACAATGGTTAGTGCCGGGAAATATTAACCTTGCTAGTAAAGTTGCTGCAAGTTCATTTCAAAGTAATATAAGATTACAAGATGGATGGTATGCGTTTAGAGCCGAATATAATTTCACACCAAATACAATGTTTAAACAACATGGAATAAATTTATCATATACTAATCAAACCGAACTAAATAATTTATATAGTAGTATTGTGACCGTATCAGATGTGTTTATTGCATTTAAAGAATTATCAAATGGTGGAATATTTGGAAACGAAAGTGGATTAGAGTTTACATCTGGTGTTCAATTTATGAATGCAGATGTGGATGGTAATGGTATATTCAATGAAGCGGATACATATAAATTATTACAACATTTGATTGGAGTCCAACCACTTACTCAAAATACTAATTTAAACAATTTAATAAAGTTATATGGTAAATCTGAATATGATGCAATAACAAAAACAAATTGGAATACTCAATTCAACTCAACGAGAAGTTTATATCCATTTAATTTAAATAGTGGAACACTTAATAACACTTATAATGTTAGTGCAACTTGGGTAGGTGATGTAAACTTATCACATTCTGCACAACAAACTCCAGCTGTAATAGCGGGAGCTTCTATTAGAAGTATGAGTACTACACCAATCAGTTTACCGATATTAAATCAAATAAACGCATTTATAATAACTGAAATTGTTGGAGATAGTGTTAATGCATATATTACGATTGACCCACTACAACAGGAATTAGTAGGAACTCAATTCAAATTAAATTACGATAATAGTTTATTAAAGTTTAGCAGTGTATCTTATAAAACAAAAGGGTCACCAACTAATTATGGAACTGATAAAGGTGATTATGTAAATTTTGGTTCTTTAATTACTGATGGTGGGGTTTTGGATAATACTACCGAATATAAAATCAGTTTCAAACCACAAACAAAATTAAATAACGTACTAGGTTTAATTTCAATTTCATTTACCGATGCTGTAAATAAAAGAGGAAACACATTAAAAGTAAAAATAAAATAATGAAAAAGTTAATATCAATCTTATTGTGTTTTGTTCTTTTTATAATCTCTTGTAGAAAAGTAGAAGTAACACCAGCACCAACACCAAAGGTAGAAGATATATTTTCTGTTAAAGAAGCATCTATTGGAAATGGTGAACAATTTAAGTTCACTTTAAAATCGGAAGGAATATATACACTTACTCTTTTTGATTCAGTAGGTCAGCAAGTAGTTACTAGAGAAAGAATAATTGGTAAAATTGGGGAAAATTCCTTAAAGTTATACACAAAATCGTTACCTGTTAGATATTTATATTTATCATTGGAAGATAAGAATAGTGTCCAAATAGGTAAAACGTTACTGATAATAAATTAAAATAGAATTAAAATGAAAAAAGTATTATTAGTATTATTTGGAGTAATCATCTTGGTTGGATGTAGAAAATCTCCAATTGATATAATTCAACCTGTAAATCCAAACGCAGAATTAAAAATGTCAGCAACCGCTGGTATTAAGTTACAATCTCAATTTGTTACTTCGGAAGTGGCTATGAACGTAAAGCTAGAAACTGCAGGAAATGTGACAGTTAAAATTTTAGATATTGCAAATAGAGTAGTATCTAAAGAAACAATGTACGCAAATTCTGGAGATAATATATTAAAAGTATATACTACCGCTTTACCGGCATCAGCTTATAGAATAGCTCTATATGATGTAAATGGTAAGATGATTGGTATTACTGATTTCAACAAGTTATAAAATTTGTAACATTAAAATAAAAAAACAAAATGGCAGAAGAACAACAAGAACAATCAAGCGGTGGTGGTTCAATAAAGAACATACTATTAGGACTTGTATCTACAATCACATTGGGTGTTGGTGGATGGTTTACAACTAAATTAACAGGTGGAGATGATAAAGATGCAGCTCCAGCTCCAGCAGCAGCTCCTGTAATCAACATTACAAACTCTAACCAACAATCACAAGCAGCAGGTAAAACTGTAATAATTAACAAAGGCGGTGATGGTGGAACAGCAAAACCAGCTCCAGCTCCAGCACCAGTTAAGAAGAAAGAAGGTGATGAGTTCAAAGAGAAACCAGCTGAGTGGTAATAAAAACTAAAATTTATATAAAATGGCAGAGCAACAACCAAGTGGGTTTAAAGACCTATTAAATAAAATGATGAGCCGTAGATGGTGGATTACCGCTATGGTGTTGGGTGGATTTATGTTTATTATGGCAGGGATGTTCTTTGCTATATTTAACAAATCTGCAATAGAAGGAGAATGGAAAGAACTTCTATTATTGTTATTAGGAGCTTTCATTGGCTCTTATGGTAAGATTATTGATTATTGGTTTAGTGATACCGATAAGGATAAAATGTTAGTACAAAAGATGGATGAGGAAGATGGTACATCATTAAGCAACACAGCTGATATGCCTGTAACTCCACCAAATAATACTCCATTAATTCCAGAAGCATTTACCGCAGCTATTTCAAATACACAATCACAACCTAAAGTTGAATCAGTAATTGAATCAGCTCCAATCGCTGAAGCACCAAAAGCTAAAGTAGGTGTTGAAGTGGATGAAGATGGTGATGGTGTAATGGATGGTTTAGATTTTGATGGTGATGGTAAGATTGATGAGTACTTTGCTCATAGACAATGTGAGCACGTTTGGGGTGACTTAGACGGAGATGGTGATGAAGAATGTTTGAAGTGTGGAAAGATTAAAGATGAAGATGCTGAACAAGCTGGATAAATTAGTTATGTATTGTTACATTAATTAATTAAATTGTAAAATTATGGGATTCTTTAAAGAATTATTCAAAGACAACAATGATATCAACGAAAAATCAGTAGTTGGTTTCTTATCATTTGGTTGTATGGTACTTGCATTATTCGTAGACTTGGTAACAGGTTATATGGGTAAGGAATTACTAATCAACGAATATATTTTCAACGGATTTTTAGTAATCACATTGGGTTCATTTGGTATCGCTTCGGTTGATAAGTACATCAATAGAAAAGCAGAGCACGATAAGAACAAATTGGATGCTGGGACTGAAGAAGAATTAGGATAATATATTTCCTTTAACTGTAGGAAGGGCGGAAGTATTTAAGGGAGAACATAGTTTCTCCCTTTTTTATATTTATAATAAATAAAATGTTATGGCACTACCTTGTCCAGCTTGTAGGAAACCTTTGGGACTAACTTTAGAATTTATATTTAAACACCCAGTTTCAGCCTGTCCGCATTGTGAGACCGTTTTGGATTTTACGGTAAACGATGAAATAAAAGAAAAATATAAAGAAGCACTTGTTGAGATAGAAAAAATTAAAAAAGAGTATCAGGGTGTGGTAAAATTTGGATAATTGGGTTGTTTTATACTTTTTAGGATATTTATGTCCAAACAAGTTACAAAAAATTAATTATAAAAACTTAAATTTATGGCAGGTATCGCAGACCAATTCGCAGGTCTTCCTATTGAAGATTTGATTGTTTCACCGATTGTTGGTATGGCAAAAGGTCAAGCAAAATTAAACGAAGTAACTTGGAAATACATTTCTGAAGTAGCATTCGTAACGGATGAAAAAACTAAAAAAACTAAAGCACGTTCTTTAGATGTTGAAATGAACAGAGTTGTAACCGATGGTGCAACAGGTGAACAAAAACTACAAAAAATTTATAGTAAAGTTCCTATGTTACCATTAGTACCACTTCCTTCATTAGCAATTACTTCAGCAGATATTGAATTTGCTATGGAAGTAAAAACTTCAGAAGCAGAAAAAAGTGAAGTAAAAAGTGAAAGCAGTGTTGAAGTATCGGCAGGTGGCAGATTTTGGGGTATGAGCTGGAATGCAAAAATTTCTGGTAAAGTAGCTACAAACAAAGAGAACACTAGAAGTACTGATAACTCAGCTAAATACAACGTAAAAGTACATGCTGAACAATTACCAGCAACTGAAGGTATGTTGAAATTATCAGATTACCTAACTCAAATGTTAGAACCATCTTTAATTCCACTTACCGAAGACCCAGCAACTGGTGGTGGTAAGAAGTAATAAATAAAATAAAATAAAGGTTATATTATGGCAAGATTAAATGTAGAGGAACTAGTTGGCGGTCTTTTAGAGGCCGCCATGGTTTCTCAAGGTATAAGTGAAAGACAGCATATTAATGCTCTCCGAAACTATTTCAATGAAGATGGTACACCCAAAACCACTACCTTTAATATAGGTGGTAAGGATTTGGTTGTACCTCTTTATATTTTAGCGGACCATTCATCTATTGGATTAGATGAGCTAGATATTGAGTTTACTTGTAGACTTATATTTGGTGATGAAGAAAAGGAAGTATCCAGTCTTAAAAAATCTCTATTGGGGTTATTTAAGAAAAAAGGATACGAACATAATATCAAAGGTATTGAAGTTGATTCAGGATACAATCCAAGTGAAGCTGGGATGGCTAAAATAAAGGTTAAGTTTAAGGCTGATGAAAAACCTGAAGCTGTAAGTAGATTGATTGATGAATATATCAAAAATCTAGAAGACCCAAATGTAAAGTAAATTAAGGGAGAACATCGTTTCTCCCTTTTTTTATATTTATAATAAATTATTTATGTATGAAAAAATTAATCGTATTATTAGGTATATTGTTAATTACGAGTGGTGTGGGTGTTCTACATGCTCAAACAATAGGAAGTACTAAAACAGAAGAATTCAAAGCAGATTTTGAAAAGAAAAAAGACATATCTGCGTATTTAGATTATGAAGGACCAAAAAAGAATATTCAAATTCTTAAATGTGGTATTGGTGAGGAAGTGTACGAAATGTATCCTGAACTAAAAGAAAAGAGAGTGGGATTGGGTGTTGCAAATATCGTATTAGAATATTTGGATAACCTTAATAGATTTGAATTCACCGAAGATAAGACTGAAATCAAAAACAGAATGGTGCAACAATTCAAAGCATCAAACGCTGGAATTTCTGAAAACAAAATTGAAGGTAGAGGTAAAATCAAATTAGCGCATTACTTTGTAGAGATTGAGGTATATGATTATTCAGTATCAGAAGATGAAACAATAAATTTAAAAGATGGTATCAAAGATAATTTGGTAACTCGTTTAGGTTTACAGGTTCGTTTCACAAATGCTGAAAATGGTTCAATCATCGCAGCATCTGGTTTGGGTGAAGCTAAAACAAATAGACAATTAACATTAGTTTCAGATGCTTCAATAGACCCGATTAAGTTTAACCAATCAACTATTAGTATTTCAACTAAAAAAGCATTAGATATAGCATGTGCAAATATATTAGATAAAATGATTAAAAAAGGTGTATTCACTAAATAATTTATGGGAAGTAAAGCAAAGAAACCAAGAGCAATGAGAAGCCGTAGAAGCGGTATTAAAAAATTAGAATTAGTAAAAGCTAATTTAGCAATTTTAAAGAAATTAGAGAGTGATAAAACTAACTAATATATTAAATGAAGGTGTGAGTGCTAGTGTAGTTACTTGTGATTCATGTAATTGGCATTGGGATATATCCGATGGTGGTACTCAACCTTACCTATGTCACAAATGCGGACATGATAATATGCCAATTAGCGAAGACCTTCGTAAATGGTTTGGTAGTGGACCAACTGGTGGTTGGGATAGATATAATACCAAAGGTGAAAAGGTTGGAAAATGTGGAGATTCTAAAAAAGGGTCTGCATATGCAGCCTGTTTATCAAATGCTAAAGCTGATAAATTAGGTAAAGATGGTAGAGCTTCATTTGTAAAAAGAAAAAGAGCTGCGCAATCTGATGCCGGTGATAGTAAGAAAGGTGGTGAACAAAAGAAAGGACAGAAACCTACATTTGTAAAGACCGGAGCTAGTGAGGGATTGGAAGAAAAATGGTCTCAAAAATATAAGAACTCAATAAATTGTAGTAACCCAAAAGGTTTCTCACAAAAAGCACATTGTGCTGGTAAAAAGAAAAACGAAATCATGACAATAGAAGAAAAAATGGAATTATTCTTGGAAAAGAATTGTCCAACTGACCCAGGTAAATGGTCAGCATCTAAAGCAGCCGCTAAAAAGAAGTTTGATGTATATCCATCAGCATATGCAAATGGATGGGCTGCAAAAAATTACAAATCAAAAGGTGGTGGTTGGAAAGTGTGTAAAGAAAGTGTTATGAAAGAAGTTGAAGTTGGACCAGGACATGGAAATGATAGAGATATGGTTGTGGGTGTTGCAGAAATACTTCGTATGGTAGATGATGTGAATAATAGAAAAGAAATAGCAGAAGCTATGTTAAGAAAGTTCAAATCAGAAGATGTAATACATAATGCAGAAGAGTTTTTAACATTATGTGGAATTTCTTCATAATTTGTTAATATTAAAATAACCGATTTAGACAAACGCTCTCATAGTTATTGAGGAACTAACCTAAAATAACTTTATGAGAGCGTTTCTTTTATTAATGTTACTTCCATTTGTAACGTATTCACAAGACACATTATTTTCCAAACAACTATCCACAATTACAGTCCGTTCAGCGGGTAAGAAATCTACAGAAGTAGCTGTAATAACAACCATTCGTAATTCATCCGTAGTATCGGATGGAGTATCAATAGATTTTATTAAAAAAACACCTGATAGAAATGTAGGTGATGCACTTAAAAGAGTAAGTGGTGTAACAATCCAAAACGATAAGTTTGTATTGGTAAGGGGATTGGCAGATAGATATAATTCAGCTATCCTAAACAAAACACTCCTACCATCAACCGAACCTGATAGGAGAGCATTTTCATTTGATATAATTCCAACAGCATTAATTGATAACATTATAGTTGCTAAATCAGCATCCGCAAACCAACCAGGTGATTGGAGTGGTGGATTGGTACAAATTACAACAAAAGAAGTATCCGATAACTTTTTTAATATCTCATTGGGAAGTGGTTGGGGTTTGGTTTCATCTCTTAAAGATTTTAAGTTAGTTCAAACTACCGAATTCCCTTCCACATTCCCATCCACTTACAAATATCGTATTAGTGGTAATGGTGATAAAAGATTATTCACAAAACAATTTAGTAATCCAATTGCAGAAGGATTTACATCATCGACAA